TTAATTATTAAATCTATTCTTATAAGCATCTTCTTCTCTTATAAATTCTACAACAATCTTTCTTTGATGAGGTTCTGGAGTATGAGTAAATCCTCTTATATCACTTTTGAATTCTCTAATGGTTTCTCTAATAGGAAGATTTATATCATCTGGGATTCTATTTAAGATATCATTTACTACTCTATCTTTAAAACTCTTAACTCTTTCTTCAACATCTGGAAAGATTTCCTTCTTTGCTATATTATACATAGCAATTCCAAATTCTTTGATCTCATTTTGCATTTCGTTTTTCTCCTTTAAAAATATCTTGTAGATATATCTCTACCATAATTATAGTATATGCTTATAAACCGGCTTAAACCCTAGTAACATAAAGTAATGGCTTATTCTATTTATACTCTAAGACGGCCAGAGTGTAGGTAGGTAACCCATTGAAAAATTAAATACGCGATAACGATGTTGCTATTGTTAAAGTTGTTTAAATTTTAAATTGCCTCTTTGTTTTACACATACTTTGTTTTCTTTTTTCGTTGCTAAGATTGTTTCATTTTAGAATGTGTCCTTTACTTTTCTCAGGACACGTCCTCCTAAGCGAATATAAATATATTTATTTACATAACACACACGTTCGAAAAATTACCCCTAGAGCGCTAAGGCTCTAGGGGTCTCCTCTTGTGTTATTTTTTAGATTTAGCTAATTTATATTCATAAGAAATAATAGCAACGAATAATCTGAAGTAAATATCAATTACTTCGTCAAATCTTACATCATCAAAAGATCCAGTATATGAAGTATTACCAATCAGTGTTTCTAATTCATCAACCTCAGTACCAGCGAATGTAATATTCTTAAATTGGATAATAACTTCTAAATCTTTACCTAGAAATTCTCTATTCATAATCTTTTCAAATGCTGATTCTATTTCTTTAGAAGGATAACTACCACCAGCAGCACCTGGATGACCTCCACCAGTAAAGTATTTATTTGCAATCTTACCTAGTGGAATAAGTTCTTTTATCTCTTCATTATCTGTATATAATGAGAAGGAGAATCTATTTCTATTATCTACGAATCTGCCAATAATTTTGATATCTTCTCTGTTATCTTCAAATCTTTGAGAGAAACCAAATCCATTAATGCAATGGAATACTAAATGATCTTCTTCATTGAATACATGATACTCATAAACAGGATCTGCTTCTCTAAGAGCTTGCATTTCTTCTTGGAAGATTGTATATAGTTTATGGCCATGATAAAGAATATCTCTAATATCTGGAGTTAGATATTGCTCTTTACCATCTTCTTCATAGAAATAATTTCCTCTCCATAAATTTTGCCAAGTATTACAATATGGAGCAAGAGTTCCGATTTTATTATACCATTGATTTAACCATGTTGCTGGTTTATAACTAATAGGAAATTCTACATCTTGCTTCAAATCAAATAAAGAAATCAATCCAACTAATGGAGCTTTAGATTTATATACTTTGATAATTTCCTCACCAGCACTATTATCTCTGAATGGATCTAAATTCAAACCTTCGATAATCTTATCAGATAAAGATGCTGAGTTAATAGCTTCGATGCAGTTATACAACCAAGCATAGGTTAACCAACAACCACATTGTCTAGTATCTAAAATATAAGTAAAATTATTATGCTCATTACAAAGAGCTATAGGGTTTTGATATAAAGAGGTAATATGATGATCGATCCAAATTACTTTGTCGTAATATTTTAGGATCTCTTCTAGTTGATCATTCTTAAGAGACAAATCTACAATAAAAGCAATATTTGTTCTTGATTCTATAGCAGGATTGTTAAGCATTTCTTCTATTTCATTAGAAATAGCATTCCCAGAATAATTGTATCCTACAAACTTCATACTTCTTTGAGTTTGGAATTGTAACAATTGGCAAATTAAAGATGCTGCAGATTCCCCATCTAAATCTGTATGATGGAATACTGTGACTGTATTAGCAGATTTTCTATTATCTGCAAAACATACATGTTCTAGACTCTTCAAAGTATCCATATCTAATACTTCCGTTAAGTCATTATTAAAATGGAATAAAGCTAAAGGTTCTCCATTTTCATCTTTGATTCTATATTCGTTATACCCATTATATGTAGTAAGATTTTCTTTTTTAGAATAAGATATTCTTACACCATCTGCATATGATCTGATGTAATCAAAATTACCTGTGGTATTCTTAAAATCTTCTTCTATATATTTATCAATATCTTTATATTGAAAAGTTGTAAACACTACACTTCCTCCTTAAGCAGTAAAAAAATAGAGTGCCCATAATGAGCACTCTATTATCTTTATCTTGATAAGACCCAATTAGAATTCGTATTGGGAGATATCGACATCTTTGATTAATGTGAATTTATCATCATTAACCTTTCTCATTTCTTCGATTTCTCTAGTAATATCTTCAGTTGTGTATCTCAATAATTTTCTATTATGAGGATTCAATGTGGATACGCCGATTTCAATATCATTCAAGGAACCCAAACCTTTTGCACGTTCAATATTCTTAGGCTCAGATTTTCTGAAAGTACTGATCAATTGGTATAAACCAATTTTATGACCATTTAAAAGATATCTCTTTTCGGATTTATCTAAATAACCTAATAAGACAGAGCATGCATTGATCAATTGTTCATTAAAGATGATTGTATGTTCTCTATCACCATTAATACCATTTACCAAGCCATTAAGCAATACAGCATCTCCTTTTCTTTCTATTTTGAGATACTTATATTTCTTACTAATCAATTTCTTGAAATCATTGAATTTATTGAATGCTTCTTTTCTTAATAGTAATAAATCTTCTAATAAGATAGGATCAATCATATAGTTATTGGCAATGCGTTCCATATAGAAATCATAGTTGTTATTATTGATAATAAGTGAAGAGATTTCAGACTTGGTGAATTCTTTCTTCGTCTTTTGATGGACAACTTTATTTGCTTTTACGAACTCATCCCTCACATATTGAGTGAAGTCATCTTTATCAATGAAATACTTCCATTTCTTAGTACCTTTATCTACATGGTATAATGGAGATAATACTGCATATACTCTTCCTTCTTCAATTAAAGGACGGCAGTAAGTTAATAAGAATTTCAAGATCAAAGTTCTAATATGGAAACCATCATAATCGGCATCGGCTAGGATAATGATCTTATCATATTTACAATTGGAGATATCAAAGTTTTTACCATATCCACAACCAATGATTGCTAAGATAGCTTGAACTTCTTCGTTCTTCAAGAACTCTTCTCTAGATTTAGAGAATGCATTTGGCATTTTACCACGAATTGGGAAGATAGCCTGATATTCATTACGAGAAGTTTGGCATGGAGAAGCGGCTGATAAACCTTCTACAATGAATAACTCTAAATGATCTTTCTTTTCTGCTTTGATAAACCCTTTAGGAGTACCAGAGATTGTATTAGTTTTATACTTCTTAGAGATATTAATCTTTTCTTTATCTGCTTTGGTACGAGCTGTTGCTACATCTTTTAAGAAGTTACAAAGCTTTTGCAAATCGTCTGGATTCTTCTTAGACCAATCTTTTAATGCATCAATGGTTACCTCTCTAACAAATGGTGTTAGTTCTTGAGTTTTACAAACATTCTTTGCTTGACCATCAAACATAACGTCCATATGAGCTGCTGCTACGATACCGACCAAACCAGTCAACACGTCAGAGTTAGTTACTTCTAATTTCTTCTTATTATTTGCTAAGAAGATCTTATTCATATAACCTTTAAAGAAGTCACATACACCTTTAAAATATCCAATAGATGGAGTAGATAATTGAGTATTTACTGGAGAAGTATTTGCAAATGTCATTACATCTGGACCAGCATTTACATTAGCTACATAAGTCATAGCAACTTCTACTTTCATCTCACCAGTATCGTGAGTATAGATGATTGGTTTAATCATAGGCTTATCAGTTTTATTGATAAGATATGTAAGAACACCATCTTTATTTACTAAGTGATCAGTAAATGTAGAACCATCTAAAAGATGTGCAGTATAGAATACTTCAGCACCAGGTTTTAATAGTGGTACAATATTAGATACTAAACGATAAATGTCTTTATGTCGTAATGTGATCTCACCCATGATAGAGAAGTCTGGTTCAAAGTCTACTACAGTACCTTGAGCACCAGCTGGATATTTGATTTCTTTAGGCATAAAGATTTCTTTGCCATCAGGACCTTTCTTGCCAGTTCCATATTTCTTTAAAGGCTCACCTTCAGAGAATTCGATTTGGTAAGCTTTACCTAATCGATAAGTAGTAACTGTGAATCTAGAAGATACAGCATTAGTACATTTAGACCCTACACCATGAAGACCAGATGGGTATTCACCTTTATGCTTTTCATAGTTTGTAGAAGTATGTTCCCTACTAAATACACGAACAATATCTTCTGCTGGGATACCACGGCCATTATCGATTACTACAGTTCTAAAAGAACCTTCCCAGAACTCAATCCATACTTTATCACATGGAGATACTAGTCTATTCAATTCATCTGTAGCATTTTGAAATACTTCTCGAATAGCATTCAATTGACCTTCATTACCAGTTGAGGATAAATATTGACCTGGGTTCTTTCGAACAGATTTAGCAAAGGATTCAAGACTCTTGATCTTTTTAGAGTAGTCCTTGATATTAGCAGTCATCTCTTTGGAGAGATTAGAATTATTTGGAATCTTCATTCCATTCTCCTTTCAATTTTAATCAAAGAATACTATTTTGTTATTATAGCTTCCATTATTATAGTATACAACTACTATATCATTTAGTTCTATTACTGATAATTTCTTTAACTTGCAAACCTTTGTTGATATCACACATAACTCTCACATATGTAGGTAGTTGGAATTCTTTCTTTCTTACACCACCATCATAATATTTGATAGTATATCTGTTAATAATATAATCATATAATTCTTTTAGATCATTATATCTAATTCCATATTTTTCAGATACTAGTGAAATCATAAGATCTACATCATGATCAGTATATTCAGCCAATGAAATAAAATAGTGAGGATCATTAAAATGGGATTTACAGTCTTTAGGAAAAATAGATGCCAATATTAAGGCATGAATTAATATCTCTTTATTAAATACTAAAGTTTCATACTTCTTAAGTCTATCTTCTACCTCTACAAGCAATTCTGCTGCAGTCATACTAGTGGTACTAACCGTATTAGTGTTTGTGTCGAAATACTGTTTTTTGAGCATTATAATCTCACCTCATAAGCCATAATTAGAAGAAAAAATAATGAGTTTTATTAAATTTCTCATTATTTAAAAGTCCATCAGGATATTATTAATAATATCCCGATAAGACTTCATATAAAATGTTAATCATATACATCTTCTGGAGTCACTCCAACTGCAGCCATTTCTTCCCAGAAAGAATCTTCGTCTCTTTTACGTTGTTCAGCATAATATGCTCGTTCTTCTGCTTCTTCGATTTCTGCTTTAAGATAAGCTGGATTAGAGAACCATCCATGAAGATCATTAAAGCCTTTAGCAATTTTTATGATTTGGAATCTAATCATACCTTTATCAGATTCTTGATCTCCTTCTCCTATGATCTTATTAAATTCTTTATCTGATTCACATGCTAAATTTGTAAATAGTTTTGATAAAAGAATAATAGGTTCTGGATTTTTAGAAAAGGTGTCTTCATATTTTTCACAATTTAGATAATATCTTTCTGCAAAGTATGAAGGGCCAATACTGAATTTAATATCATTAATTTCTAGATTGATTCTATCCTCATCTTTTACAATTTTGACAGAAACATTTCCTTCATAGTCTTCATGATATGAGTATTCAATATCTTTAGGAATCATAAGAACTAATTCTTTGCAAAGTTCTGGAAGACGTTTTTTAATATCACTATACAACATAATCAATCTACTCCTTAATTAAACATTAAATCATTCATATAAGAGAAAACTTTTCTAGTAGCATCTGTATTACCGTGCTTAATTCTAGCATTTTCATCTTTGATTACATAACTAAAACGTACACCATATAGTGTATCTAGATCTACTTTATCAAATTCCATAAATAGAATACTATACCCATTCTCTACTGGGAACTTTAATCGAACTGTAAATTCACGACTGTTTTTATAAATACCAGATGTAATCAGAATTGGTTTGCCAACTTTCTTAGCTACTTTAATAACTGTAGCCATATCATTGGAATAATTACCAATCAATAAAGCTCTAATAACATCTAAAAATCGTTCACTATATGTAGGTCTTTTTTGGGATCTTATTAAAAATTTTACACCATCATATTCAAAATATACTTCAACAATTTTGTCATTAATGTTATAACCTTTAACTTCGATACCTCCTATATTCCACATATATAGGACATCGATATATTCTGTTTCGCTTTGTTGAACAAATTCAAAATCTTCTGCTATCATAATAATATACCCCTATTTAAAAACAAATTATTCTTTATTTTCTAAAAGCTTTTGTATCATATCAAGAGCAATATGAATACTTTCCATATTCATATTAAGTAATCCATAAATATGATCATAGTCTTGTGCTTTAAGTTTATTTAATTTACACACTTTATGTTTCCAAGTATTCACTGATAAATATAAAAATCTGCCAAAGTCATCTAATACTTCTGTATTTCCAATATTTATAGTTTCTTCAAGAAGATTTAATTTACGATCTTTCAAATAAATATTAGCACCAGTTACGTTCATCTTTATATAGATAGCATTAACTAGTCTAAAACAATCTTCAGGTTCTTTAGTCTCAGATGGTTCGATATTATCATCAGAAACAAAATATAAATCCTTACTCAAACCAAAACTAACGTCAAATTCTGGATAGCTATTTCTATATGGCAATTCCATATCAAGTTTAATAGATTGAGTTGCAATAATATCAGATATGGCTCTGATGTTGTAATTAATGATTTCCATATAAGAATTAATAAACTTCAATTCTTCCAATCTTGTCATACTCATAATACTTCTCCTTTTAAAAAAATAATCAGGTATGGGATTTCTCCCATACCTGAAATTTTATTTAGATTATTTTACAATGCTACCATAGGAGTCACGTTTGATATCTTTGTTAGATTTCAATGCATGAACTCTTTCTAGTTTGCCATTTTGTTCAACTTCGAAACGAAGAAGTTCTGGTTTGAATTCATCAACCAAACGACCATCGATAGGAGCGTTGATTTCTTTAGCACGTTGAATTGCACGATGAACTACTTCAGCAAATTCATAGCGTGTCAATACACGATCACCCTTGAACATACCATCTTCATAACCAATGATCAAACCACGTTTAGCCAAATCATCTACAGCTTCGAATGCCCAATGGTTTTCTGGAACATCTGGGAATACTGTATTTTGATCTTGTGGTAAATCAGCACCAAGTACTGCATTTAGGATCGCAGTAATTTTAGCATTTTGTGCTTTCATTGCTTCCATTTCACGTTTCATATCTGCAACGTCTTTTGCTACAGCTACTTTAGAACGGGAAACACCAGATTTAGCACCTACTTTATAGGATACACCAGCATTAACAACTGTATCGCCATTACCAACAGTGGAACCAACTGTGAACATTAAATCTTCGTTAGGACGATAAGCAGCACCCAATGCTACAGAGTTAGAACCATGGAAATGACCATAACCAGCCATTACATCTAATTTATGATCAGGATCAAAGTCCAATGGATGTAATGCAGCTAATGCAGCAGTACCTGCAATACCACGTTCAGAGATTTTATGGTTTTTAGCAACTTTATCGGAAAGACCATTGATTGCATTAGCATTGGAGTTGATTTGGTTAGGAATGTTTTGATCTAGATCGAAACGTACTAAACCATCAGCACCAACGGATGCATTGATATGGTTACCATTAACAAAGTTTAAACCTTTGTCTGCCATTACTTTATTTGTAGCACCACCATTTGCTTTATAGGAGACAGGTAATACTTTAGCAGCTTCGTTACCATCAAATTTGAATGTTGTAGTATCTGCTGTATGATTAGCACCAGTAGTTGTTTCTACTTTGATTACAGAATCACCTTCAAATTTATTAGCAGCTTTAGCAATATCTGTTACAGTATTTTTGCTTACATATACACCATATTGAGCATTAGCATCACCAGTGGATTTACCATTAACAACTCTAACAGCTGCAATATTATCAACTTGGTTATCAGTGATAACGGATTCAGTAGAAATGCTGTCTTTTAATTGTTTATAGTTTACAGCATCTGTATCAGCAACACCAGCTTTTACATTATTGATAATTTGACCACCAGCGCTAATACCATTAGTAGTAAAGGAAATGGATTTGCCATTAGAGTTAGCAGTCATACCATCCATAGTATATTCTGCAGCATCTAAGTTGTCAGTGTTTTCCAACTTCATACCATTAGCATCTACTTTAGTATTTGTACTTGTAGTACCATCGAAGAAGTGAACTTTATCCTTTCCAATGTAGGAATGCACATCATCAGTCACTTTACCAAAGCTAGCAGAATTCATATCTACTAAATCTTTGTTTACGTTCACTTTATATTCCTTACGGCCAAAGTTGTTATCTTCGGAAGTTACAGTAGTATTAGTACCATCAACAACTGTGTTGTGTTTTTGAGCTTCTAATGCTACGTCATATAGTTGGCTACCATTGATAGCATCTGTGGATGTAGCAGATACACGACCTGCTGCTACGTTTTGCAATTGACGTGTATAACTAGTTACACCACCAGCACCGGCACGACCATTAGTACCAAAGCTTACAACAGAGTCTGGGTTAGAACCCGCATAAGTGGAATTACTGAAACGAATATCTGTTGTGTTATCCTTAATATTGGATGTACCAACAGCTAATTCTGTAACAGAATTGGTGCCGATTGCAACGCCATTTTGTACATCAGCAATTGTATTATTGCCGATGGCAAACGCATCAACTTGTGTAGCTTGAGCATGGGAACCAAGTACAGTTGCACCTTGCTCTTTAGTTTGAGAATTAGAACCAAAGATTAGCTGTTCCTTGGCGTTGTCCAACATTTTGTTGTTATAACCAAAAATAGCACTTTGATCAGCGTCAATAATACCATTGTTAGCACCTACTACTGTAGTATCATCACCATTTACAGTCGTATCACGACCAACAACGATAGAAGATACGCCTTTGGCACTTACATTTGTGCCAACGTTTACAGTTCCAACGCCATCTGCATGGATAGCGTTACCAATAGCTACTGAAGATTCGCCATTGGAAATTACCCCATTGCCAATAGCAATAGTGTCTTGAACCTTAGTTTCAACTCCGTTGCCAATACCAATAGTATTGAAGTCAGTAGCAACTCCATTACCGATACCGATACTATTGCTAAGGTTATTAACAACGTTATTACCGATACCAATACTATTATTACTATTAGTATTAACTGCAGTACCAATACCAACACTATCATTACTATTGGTAGTAACTGCAGTACCAATAGCTACATTATTATCAGCATTGGATCGAACATGCGAACCAAGTGCGATAGAATCTTTGCCATCTACTGAAGTAACAGCACCAAGAGCCAATGCATTATCTTTATTAGCATAAGCACCGTTGCCAATAGCTACGGTATTATCTGCAGCTGCACTGGCTTGAGACCCAATTGCAAAGGTGTAATCTTTTAGTGCCTGGGAGGATGAACCAATAGCTAGGCTAGAATAGCCTTTCGCCTCGGAATTTTCACCACCAGCGATGCTATTTGCACCGGTCGCTTTATTGTTATGACCGTATACAAAAGAGTTAGCACCATTGATAGTGTTGTCGTAGCCTGCTGCAAAAGAACTTGTAGCGCTAGCATTAATGGTATTTTGACGACCAACAGAATATGCACCATGACCAGCATATACATCGTTGTACTCACTATTGCTGGATAAAGCCTTATTAGGTGTATCGCCAGGTGCATCAGTTGTAGGTACGACATATGCACTAGTAGTGCCGAATGCCATTGCGGAAATAATAGCTGCAGTCAATAAAGTTTTGTTTTTAATAATGTTTTTCATTTCTTCGTGTCTCCCTTTCAGAATGTGAAATATATAATTAAAGAAAAACCAAAATAGTCTTTCTTTAAAAACTAAATTATTTACTTACTACTTAACTAATCTTATTCTTCTCCTCTAATTAACTCTAAAATAGAGTTGCATAGAATATCATAGTTGTTGTTTTCTAAATATTCTGCTAAGATATTCAATAATTCTCCATGAATAATCTTTTCACCAAGCTCAGTATCGCAGTTTCCTATCAATAAACTTTCTGCAGTTCTGATCATTTTAGCTGCCGCAATATCTTGTGTGGCTTGATCATGATACTCTTTAATAGTGTCAACATGAGCTTCTGATACTGATATTTCTTTCTTGTTGCTATTGTTATTCAATTTAACATTCTTCTTTTCTTCAACCATTATTTATCCTCCTTGTTCTTACTAAAGTTATAAGACTTGCATTCTAACGGCTCTGAAGTTAATACTTTCATAGAATTGATATTAATAATATTATCTGATATTAATACCTCTACAAAGTATGCCATCTTTGCATATGGCACGAATAGGCTGAACGTATCACCATCAACTTCTTTAGGATAGTTATTTGGCAATCCTTTAAAGTCGTATTGGATTTCTTCTACTTTCTTTTTAGTTTCAATTGTAGTACCATCATCTTTGACTTGTTGAGATTCTGATCTCATAGTTACAAATGACATTCCTATTCTGCTGACTTTGATGAATGATTCATCTTTAGAATCTTTTCCTCTAAATAGATTTTCTACAGGAATTTCGATAACTAAACCATCTTTACCATCTAAAGCTAATTTTACCATAAAATGTGGGGTTCCAAATAATTCTTCTACCACTCTCAAGAATTCTGGATTTTCAATTAACTTGTTTACATCGAATTCAACGGTTTTCTTAATCTCGCCAATATTTCTTTTATCTGTATATGGGCGATAATAGTTATCTAGAGTTTCCTCTTCTTCATCTTTTGAGAAAAGTTCTACCACAGAATCATACAATGACATGATTTTCCCTCCTTTCTTTTCAAAAAATTTTATATTCTTCTAATTAAGAAATATATCTTTTATTCTAAATATACTTCTCACCTTTATAGTATATAATTATTTTATATTTTAAAATAAAAAAATAAAGCGAAGATGGAGTTAACCATCTTCGCTTCATAGTGTGATTAGCAATCAATATTAGAGTTTGTTGTGTTAGAAAGAAATATCTGATATAGGATTCGGAATAGTGTGAACTTTGTATGTATTGTAATAGATGATGAAATCCTATATCAGATTAAAAAAGATTAAGCTTTATATTAAGCTTGTGGTTGAGCAGCTGGTTGTTCTACTACATCTGGAGTAGGAACAGGAGCTACGTTAGGATTAGCAGCTGGAGCAGCAGCTACATTAGGATTTACTGCATAAGTTGGTTGAGCAGCATTAGCAGTGAAATCTTGAGGAGCCTCTACAGTACCAATTGGGTTTGGGCTAGGGAATTGAGGCATTGGTTGTGCTGGAGCTTGCATAGCACCTGGTTGTTGGAATTGTTGACCATACACAGGAGTTGTAGGAGCAGCGTTATACATCATAGCAGGATTGCCGATGCCAGCTTGGAAGTTATTTGGATACAAGCCACCGAAACCAGGTTGGTTAAAGATGTTACCCAAGATTTGGAATGCGTTAGTTTCATCAGCTGGTTGTAATACACCATTAACGTTAGTGATTTTTTCAAATGCATTTTTAGCAATACCCCATAATTGTGGGATTTTGTTGAAGAACGCAATCATCATGTAGATATCACGCATGCTGCTAGTTGGGTTAGGCAAGTATGTTTTAATGGATTGATACAAATCATTCATGTTCAAACAGATTTGTTCAATATCACCTTTAGCAGAATTCAAGTCGATCAAATTGAAATCGGAATTACAAATTGGGCAGTGATAACGGCCGTCTGCCAATTTTTCTAATTTGATATTACCGTTTTGATCTTTGTGTGTGCAAAGTGCACGAAGATACTCATCGCGAGTGAGTTTTGTTTGGAATGCTTGAGGTGCTTTTTGGATCTCAGACATTTCTTCAGGACTCAACAATTGAGACATTGTTGGGTTTTGAGGAGCATTGTTACCATAAGTCATTCCGTTGAATTGTTGGCCATAGCCATTGTTAAAATTGTACATAAGTTTTTCCCTCCTAGGATAAAAATGGAAAAAGCGATACCCAGATGATATACCTCATAACGAGGTATATCAAATTGGTATCATTATTATAGTTTACAACCGAAAATTTATTTAGAATGGTATTTTCAGATGCAACTAAATTACATTTGTTTATAAAAGTGTTATACCCATACTAATTTTTTATTAGTATGAAACTGGATGAACTGTTTTATCATATTCTTCCAAATCAGTAAAGTTGCGTTTTCCATCAGGGCTGTTTTTATGAGCTTGATTGGAATATGCATACATGCGTTTTCTTTGAATAGCAATATCTGCATTTGTTTGTTCAAATAGACGGTGTTTATTGTAATCAATTTGATCTTGAGTCATATTCAAAGCAGCAGCAACCGCTTCAAATGCTTCTTCATTCAATTCACAACGAATATTTTGAATTTCGCCATAATCAATACAGATCATAGCAGCTGGAACCATGGACTTAGCACCAAAACTCATGCCAGCAGATGGAGAGTTATGAATAGTACTAGGGTTCATTACTAGGAAATATACGAAATAGCCTTCAGCATCATTCCAAATTACATTTCCATTATGATAATCTATTACATTCAAACTGTTATCGCATACGACATGAGTAGGGAATTTCATTTTTTCAACAGAACCATCGCCGCGTCTTACTTCAGTCTCAGCTTTTTCACAAAGAGTTCTTAATTTTACAACGTCAACTGTTTCCAAGATTGAATACCTCGCTTTCTAAAAATTAGGTTTATTTGAATGTAAACCTAATTAAGTGATACGAAACCTTGAAGAATATTTTCCGTTATATTAGTTTTAGGATCTCTTAGTTTGTTCTTGTACTCTACTATTTCATCAAACATTTGTTTGAAATCTTCTTTGACTTCAAAACAAGTAATAATCACTCCATCTATTGATATAGGAACTATATAGTTCTTATATAAATATACCTTACATAATGGGCTCTTATTGTTAGCTTTTTTACACATATGCTTCATATAGTAGAAAAAAGACGTAAATCTAGGATGACGTGGGATATCGTAAAGACATAATCCATATCTGATTATATTCTTTGCGAATCTATTACGACCTTTCTTATTTCGAAGGTTCGCTCTCTGTCTCATTCTTCTTATAGAATGCTTTGATAGTGTAGTTCTATGAAATATCGAGCGATAGCCATTTATCATTAGAAGAATACCGATTGGTACTTTCTATTGAATTGATTGTTTAACGTCATCCCTATGCTTCTAAGTTGAACAAAATCACCAGTTTGAATATAAGCTGAAATGCCATTATACATAATTTGATACATGATCATTTTAGCATTAGTTTCATTAATAACTTCGTTTATCAATCCAAAATCCCCTATTTTAGTATAAAGGCCTGGGCAACTATCATTTAATGCTAATAAAATAACATTTGCTTTTCTAATATCAAATGCAAGCATATCTAATGCATATTGTAATATTCTTGTATCTGATTTTAACGCTTCTTCAAACTTTGGATTTGTTACAGATCCTCTGGCAATATCTCTGAATAAAAATTTGATGTTTCTTCTGATATGGTCCATGGTAATAATATCATTTCGATTGCCACCATACATTTTATCCAAAAACATACTTTTATCTGTTTTCTTATTTACAAACTGTGGTTTGATTTCTCTCATTTAATTTCACCTACTTTCTAATACTTAATAATTTTAATGAGTACTATTTAGTTGGTGAGTTCATCTCTTTATAATAATGGAGTTGTAAGTCGCCAGGTTCCATTAAATTAGAATCCTTATCTTGATTAGCATAATCCATTACATATTCATCTAATTCTTCAACGGTTAATCCTTGATCAGGAAAATGCTTTTCAATTAGCATACGCAAAAAAGAATAGATGGATACTTCACGACCTAATCCGAGATTACCACTCATGACATAACTATTTAAGCAGTCATAATTCATGAATGATTGTAGAAGATATTGGAATACTGTTTCTCTACCTCTGAGAGCTATCCATTCACCTTCATCTGTAGTATCATTACCAGCAAGTACGAATAATAACAAATATGGCTTGTCATCAATAATTACTTCTTCTCTAGTGGTAGGGTCAAATAGCTGTACTATTTGTTTCCGTTCTCTAAATATTGGCATCTAGATTCCTCCTTATATGGTTAAATTAGAACTACACTACACTATTATAGTATACATTTGAAGTGTAGTTTAAAACAAAAAAAGAGGGTTATTACGACCCTCTTCTTATTTATATTACTTTATAGTATAGATCGACCATTTAAAGAGACCACAGACTTTCTTACAGGAATCATCATACGTCTAACTGGCAATACATAGATACAAGAATTTCTAAATCTTGTAATACCAGTGTAGTTCAAATTTCGCTGTATATCTCTGTGGAGATGTTCTTCTAAGTATATTCCAGTAAAGTATTGAGATCCCTGAGATATATGAGTAGTGATTGCATAACCAAATTCAAACTTTTCTAATTTAGAACTGAATTTATTATTCATCATAGACTTCATTTCACGTCTTGTTCTATAATCAGATATAAAGTATTTGAAATCGCATTTTAATTTTTCAAATTTAATATCTGGAAATAGATCTGGAACAAAGTCCATCATAAAACTCTTAGCTTCATAACCAGTAATAGATGGATAGTTGGTAACCGTACCAGCTAAACCATTAGCTAGATTAATACCATCTATTCCAACTCTCCAGTTATTCTGTCTACATACTACCTTTTCTCCTATCATAGGAACTGGGCTTGAAGTATTCAAGATATTACGTCTAACATAACTATTGAATTGGTCCCTAGTCTTGTTGGTACCACAGATAATTGTCTTATATGCTTTGATCATATCATCATTAAGATCATCTTTAGATATAACCATTACATCTCCATAATTTCCTATTCTAGGTTGTATACCCTTTATAAGCATATTAGATATTTCTACTATGGCAGAATGTTTAGCTTGTCTCATGATTTTAGATAATCTAAATACCTTTCCAGTATAAAGAAAACCAGGTTTGTCTGCTACTGGAGGTAACTGATTAAGATCGCCACAAGCTAGTATCTTAATACCATTTGATTCCATCTCTTGTCTCATTTTCAATGGTATTGTAGAAGCTTCATCGACACAGATAAGTTTAATTTCATTAGGATCTAAAGGAGAATACACAAATCTCTTGGTAGTATATTCTTTTCCCATTACTCCATCTTTTTCAGTCTTTACTTCTAATTTGTATAACCATGAATGAGCAGTAGATGCATTTGGAAATCCATTAAGCCTCATAACAATAGCCGCAGATCCAACGTATGCCATAGGAGCTACTTGCTCTGGTCTAAGTCCAAGTTGATCTATAATACAATGCATTACAGTAGATTTACCAGCACCTGCAGGAGCACTATATTGGAATACTAATTCTGATTCGTGTTTATACCAATGAACGGCAGCCTTTATTAATGCTTGTTGCTCATCGGTTAATTCAAAATCTATTCTCATTTTTTAACCTTTTCATTTTCAAGAGCTTCAAAATATTCTTTTTCATAAGCATCATATACAGCAAGAGTTTCTCTTACTAAACTATTAGTCATTGCTTCTAATCGCATATATGCTTCAAGATATTTAGTAGAATCTTTATAATGCATATCAGTTTGAATCTTAGCCCCATTAGAATATAATAACGTCATATATCCATAAGTATCTACTTTAGGAGCTTGGTTAGGTTTAGCAGACATAATTTGAGCAGATACAATCTCTGGATGAGACTTTTGTAAATATTGCTTTAATAACTCATCCATAATGATTGGGTTGTTATAAGGATCGAAGATCAAATCTTTCTTATGAAGAATACCTCTATTGGTATGGCGTAAGAACTTTCCTCTCACAACAATATAATCTGGATTTTCAAAATCTTCTTCTGTATCTATAATATAACCCTCATGGTCTTCTTCAAGACCAGTAATTCTCATCACATCTTTAATAAATCTCTCAGATAATTCTGGATTAGTACAAGTAGATGATCTAAAGTCTGTTAAAGATGCAATATCTCCACCTAATACGTTAACTTTTTTCTTTGCCATAATAATTTTCCTTTCTTTTAAATATATCTATTACTAATTTATCAATATCGTTTTTATATTTTATATTTCGACACACTAATAATGAAAGAGGTGATAATAATATGAGTACTCATAACGTAAATTCTAATACTGAGATTGCTATTCTTTTAGATGATTATGTAAATAAATTCCATCCTGGTGAGCAATTATTCAAACTCCAAATGACTGGAGGTATGCAGAATAATAGCCGGGCTTTATATAGAAATCAAGTATCTATTCCTAATCTTATGAATAAAGAAACAGATGGATTAGAATTTGGAGAGGTAAAAAGAACAGCAGTAGTTAAATTAGCTCTTCCAAGAGAAGTTACAAGAACTTATCCAAAGAAATATATCCCAGTAGGTACTAGATTTATCGTCACCTTTTTAAGCGGTGATATTACTAAACCTCAAATTATTGGAATGGAGCAATAACCAATGGCTATATATTATAATAGTGCTAGCCTTAGCATTACTGAAACTCATACTCTTAAAGAGTTTATTGATGCTGGTAATGCTGCTAGTGACAATTCAGATTATAAATCTATTTCTTATTATGAAACTAGAGATGGATTTGAGTTTGTGGTAAAGAATTTATTAGATGATTATCTAACAGACCTTAAAGAACAATCTATCTTAATAGAGTTATCTTCTCAAGAAGTTAATAAATATAAATACAATCCAAAAATGTTGGCATACAAGATTTATGGCTCTACAAAACTATTCTATATAATCTTACGCTTAAATAATATTTGTAGCACTCATGAATTTACTATTCCAAATAAGACGTTATATCTATTACCTAAAGCAGCTTTGTCTAAAGCTTTATCTATTATTTATAATAAAGAATCTATGGCTATGAATACTTATAATCAAAAACATGCCAAAGATAAGATCATTACACCTGTGAATAAGTTTATATCTAAATCTTATTCTTCTACAGCATCTATTGGTTCTTCTAGTACATCTTCATCTTAGACAATAAAAACAGTGGTATGGGAATATTCCCATACCACCACTTTAATGTGTTTGTTTGTTAAGATGTGGAGGTGGTACTAATAGTATGACCTCTTTCTTTTTATTCTTAGCAAATGGAGAAGAATCTTCACTATCTAATGAGAACTTAGGAGTCATCTCTATAAGCTTTGTATCTTCCATTTTTGTTTGAGGTCTTTCTACCATTGTTTCAGTAGGTATTGATACACTATTATCTCTCTTAGGAGTTTTTACCAATCCTGTTCCAGATGTCATATCAACAGACTTGTTTAAAGCCTCTAATCTTTTAGCAGGATTATTTATAGAAACATGTTCTGTTGTACCAAATTTAGAAGTTACTTCTTCAATATCATTATTTATTAGAGATTCTCTATATACTGCTTTTGGTTCAAATAGATCCTCTACCAATGCTACAGATTTTGGATAGAATGGTTGGAATATAGAATCTAATCTATGAGTAGGAGGGAGTTTATATCTATGCTTAGTCATTTTAATACCAAGATATCTATTACCCTCTTTATCATATTCTGGAACAATGATAAATGTACCATCAAGGTTTGTATCAATCTTAATAGATTCACCAATATTTGCACGACCTAGTTTCTTAATAGAATCTAGCTTATTAGCATTTCTTCCCTCATCAATGATTTTCATAGCTTCCCGATTAAGCTGTGATGCGGTTATTACTGGAATCTTCTTAGAGATTGCAAATGTTTTAAAATCATTTACTACTGTACCAAGATCCTGATAAACGTCTTTTGTTCTTTCAGATGGTTTGATACGCATCATATAATCTTGTAAGAATGCTATAGTTTCAAAACCCTCATCTTCTAAGTCTTCTACTATCTTATACATATAGGAAGTATCTACAGAATTTACAGGTTTGTATTTGATAAATAACTCTACAGCTCTTTTATTTTCTGGATCAAATTCAAATTGGCATGCTTTGAATTGAGCTATTGCATCTTCAGCAGTAGCACATGCTTCCATAGATTTACCTTTAGTCATGATATGATATAAAGAACAAACTGTTTCTACAACCAAGTTTTCCATTGTTAATAATATAATACATGGTTTCTTAGATTTATCCTGAGTTATGAAATCTTGATTATATTTCCATAGCTGATACATTATATTCTCTAGAGTCGTTGTCTTACCAGAACCTGATGCACCAAAGAATGAATATACACGTTCTTTTTGGAAACCTCCGCCAAGCATAGCATTAAATCCCTGCATTCCAGTAACTAGTTTATATGATGGACTAGTTACATACTTATGAATATCTGGAACAGTTGTTTCTAACTGAGATAATCTGAATAATGTATCAGATGAGTCTTTATTTACCTCATTACGTCTAAATACAGTTTGAATATCACTAATTCTAGATTTCAAATAATCAATTGTTTGATTCTTTTCTCTAAAATCTGCATTTTGATACTTAGTGATAGCATCGAGTAATACATTAATATGCTCATCAACTTCGTTATTAGTTAATAGCATAGAAATATTACCCTCAATAGATATAACCTCATCATTAGAAAGTTCTCTAGTCAAAGATTGATCTTTTTCTAAATTAGTTATATCCATAGTAAGATTGATATTAGATAGAATCATTTCTCTATCATTCAATCCATTCATTCTATTTTCTAGAATTGCTTTTAAGAATCTTAACTTAATAGCACAGTTTTGATTCTTTATAAAATCCTCAGGATTAATCCTGATGATTAAACTATTCAACATAGTTAATCCGTGCTTACGGATGTTGTCATTCATAGAGAGAGCATATCGGCAAAACGAATTCAGCATATACTCTGTAATGCCAGAAGCTTGAGGAGCCTTTCTAGCAGTTTTTGTATTCGTTGGCTGATATTTTGATTTTCTCTTGTCAAAGTCTGTCATACTAGAAACTCCCATTTATAGTTTTTATATTTTTCGTTCGAGTAGTATTATAATGTTTTCGAGGTTAAAGTTTTTCAATATAAGACATAAAGTCAGCAAACTTTTCAACGCTCCAAAAATCATTTCCCTCTTCTTGGTTCATATATTGTACCAACTTTTGTTCAGGAGATAAATTGTTATCAAATAGATAATCATACTTTTGATATTTCTGATTCATACTATGTAACTCTTTTTGTATCTTCTGTTGTTCGAAGTTAGTCTCAATTTTTACATTAGCCTTACTTCTATAGAAATTCTTAAGCAATTCTATAGTTCTAGGATTATTCTTAGTTATAAGTATTCTAAGATGATCTATACCCTCATTTAATAATGCTTTGATATAATCAATTATAATCCTAGGATCTTGATCAATCATTTCATCAAGATTAATAGTATCATATCTAAAAGATTTAATTGGTTCAAAGTGAACCATGTATTTTCTTTCTTTGATATTGTGTAGAAGAATGATGAACCCCTTTTCCTCTTCCTCACCAAATTTATATCTTATAGGAGATCCACAGTAATAAAAGTCATTACTGTATACACCATGAACATGAACATGTCCTGATATAATAGGACCTTTACAATTACCAAAATCTTCTATATCAAATACTGGCTCCCTATTAGATGCTAGGTCTCTTTTATTCTTACCAAAGATTGCACCTTTAAAAGTACCATGCATATAACAAGCATCGTATAATCCAGAATTGATTAAAAATTGGTTATAATATGGCTCACCCATGTTATACATCTCTGGAATACATAGAATCTTCTTACCTTTGATAAATAAAAATTGAGTTTGGGTTACAATCCTTAGATCACAACCTTGATTCATAAATGGTACAAAGATCTTGAGCTGATCAGCATCATGAGATCCAGTACCGTTTATGAGTATCAAGGTTGCATTTTTTCTTTTACATATATCAACTAATCTTTGTACAAATGAGATTGCATATACTACAGCATCAGAGTTTGCCATAAACTTATGATCAAATATATCGCCATTAACAGACACTATATCTAACACATTCATCATTTCGAGATAGTTTAAAAATTGTTCATTTAAGATTTTATATTCAGTTAAAGGCTCTATAGTACCAAAGTGCAAATCTGATATATGAGCTTCAACAAATGTATCTTTTATATTATCAAAACTTACTACTTGTTTCATTGTTTTCTTTAATCACTCCTTACCTTATTATAGTATGTGACCAAAATTTAAGTTAAGAATAATACTAGAGCAAGTTTATGCTCTAGTATCATCTGGAATCTGTTTTGTAACTCCAACATTTAAGACTGATCTTAAAATAATATCTAAAATCCCCATAATATTTACAGCCATTATAGAATATTTACTGTATTCCTCGGCTTTAAGGTTATTGCTAAAGATATAATTAGGATTGATTATCATTCCCTTTTCATTTATCTGGAATCTTCTAAAAGATTCGACTTCAGCAACAGATGTTTCTAATCTAGTAGAACATTTGTAGATGGTTTCTTCTATAGTATAAAAGTGTTCATCTAAATCCAATCTAAGTTTAGTCTTTATAAACCTTTCATTATTTGGAAGATACAAACTATTTAGATTGTAATTGATTATGATAATTTTATTTATACGTTGAAAAGCATTCTCTCTAGTATCATTGTATTCGAATATAATATCACAGCTGTCTCTATTATTTTCGAATATAGTTTTAAGAAGATCTTCTAAGTCTACTTGAAATAAGATGGTGAAATATAATAAGAATACAGAATATCGTAATACATGGTATACTAAAGTTTCAGGATGTTTAAAAGATTCCTTTAGAATCTTTCTAGAGCCTTTGGATATTCTATTACTTAATAAAGGAAATCTTATATATCTTATAATCCATTTCCTTATATATCTAACAACTTTATTACCATCAGTCCTATTAAATTCATTAATATATCTTGTAAAGTCTTCGAAGATATTTAATGGATCATATTTATCATGCACTTTGTGGTTGGAACTGATGAAGTTTCTTGGCAAGATCATTAAAATTCTCCTCAAGATAATGAATATGATAATAGCTATAAAGAATAGAAATAAAAGTTCTTTCACATAAATCAAAATATTCTTTATGATCTGGAATAGATAGATCTAAAATATATTCTTTGTATTTTGGTTGATACTTATTTAATTGAAGAATAATAACACCATCTATATTAATATTCTCTTTTTCTCTAAGAACTTTAGAATATGCTGCTAATTGTAAATAGTATTTATAGGTTACATGATTAGAAGTCTTAAAATCTATAAGATAAATTTTTCCATTTATCTTCATAAGACAATCATATGTTCCTCCATACCATTCACAAACTAGTTTTTGTTCCTGACCAATGATTTCATATTCTGTCTCTTTTATTACTTTCCACCATTCTTGAAAAGCTTTAAAACAGATTGATGGAGTATCCTCTGGAACTTCTTGACCTTTTAAAAAACATTCTATTCCATGATGGATCTTAGTTCCAAATGTTGCTGCTTTATTTAATACATCTCTATACCGTTGATGTTTAAATCCAAGGCTATTTGCCCAACTCATTAACTTCTCTTCACTAATCATTTTAGAAAGTACTTCAGTAACTCTAGGTACATTCTTACCATTATATGTATATCTATCACTAGAATTCATTTCTACATGAAGATCTAAAATATCTTGTAATTGCATTAATTTTACCCCTTTCTTTATCACTTAATAACAAGTCTAAGACCTCGTATTTTATCATATACAGAATGGGCTTATTTACTGCAGGGACATTAAAATAACTACTTAAAAATATCTGATAGGAGGAAACAAAACTCATGAAGGAATTAAAATCCTACTCTGACTCTTACTTTTATAAACAGTATCCAAAATATCAAAAACTCTTATTGGATGCTATTATGACTGATCCATTGATCGATAAAGCTACTGAAGAATTCAAAGGTGTTATCTTAGATCTAAAACATCAAAGAACAGATGAAGCATTATTGCGTATTCTTAATTCCACTAATACTGTTTTATTAGACTGCGATGTTCCTTTACCTAGAACTTTCAAAGTATTCTGTGCTAAAGAAATGAAAGGTAGAGATCGTGGTAAAATCAAAGTATTTATCGATGCATCTGCTTGTATTGTAAAAGATCCAAAACATGGTGATTACAATGTAAATGAAACAGCATTAGTTTCTTATCTTATGAATGCTGGTGTTTCTATGATCTATCATAAAAACTTTGATATTCTTAGACGTAGAGCAAATATGAATATTGGTATTACTAAATGCTTTGCAAATTGCTTTACTCACATTATTGATTTCTTAGCAAAGATTTCTATTCAAGAATCTAAGAAGATTCAAGTTACTTATCTTTCTGCTATGTACTTCTTAATGGGTATTCTTCAATTAGATAATGAAAACAAAGCTAGAGACATTGCTATGAAAGTAGCAGACATCTCTAAAAATGAAGCTATCTTATTAGAAGATGCTATTGAAAAAGCTTGTCGCAAGCACAGTGATATTAAAGAAAAAGATCTTAATCCATATGAAAATATTAAGATCTTTGTTAACTCTTTAAGAGATGCAATGCATCTTAATCCTAAAGCAGTTAGCTTAGATATTATTGTAGAAAGATGGATGATGCAATTTGGTCCTGGTACAGTATTTGGTTTAGAATACTTCCCAGCATTCTCTGCTATGATTACTGATGCATACGTTGGTGGTTATTTGAATAACCAAAAGACTATTGAAAAAATCTGTGGCAAAGATATGGTTCAATATTCTAAAGATGTAATTACTATGCTAGGCTCTATTGCCTAGATAATTTAGGAGGTATTCGTAATGCCTAATTTTTTACTAAACCTCCATTTTGATAAAACTGGTTGCAATAATTCTTCTATCAAAAACTTAGGTGGGGTATCTTTTACAGATACCTCATCTATTATTGAAGCAGCTGGTACTGCTTATTTTAAACCGTTTAATGATAATGCTGGTTTATGGTTAGAAGATGTATCTAAACTTAAAAAGCATTTGGAATCTCAAAAGAACTTTACTATCTATCTTAAATACAGAATTAAGAAAGAGAATATGAATAAAGATGAGAAGATTCCTCTACTGTCGTATAAACGTAAAGATAGAAATAGTCATAATAACTTCGTGTATATAGAAGAGGCTGGATACTTTACTATTCAAATCTCTCCAGAAGAAAAGTATTCTAGTGCTATAGTAGATTATACTTTTAATGACAAATGGCATTATCTTACTATAACTAGAGATGATAATGTTCTTAGAATATTCGTAGATGGTTGTCTAACTACCATCAATGATATTCAAGGGTCTATGACTTTTGGAGATGAATTATTTATTGGATATAAGAAAAGCACTAGTAATGATATTCATACATTTGGTAGTGGATATCTTGATGATATTAGCATTATTAACGATTGTATTTATTATGATACATTCGTTCCTCCAACTCTTTATATTACAACAGAAGATACTATAGAGAATTATTTTAGAAACAACCATTCAAACGTTTTAGGTCAATTAGAACCAGAAACTCAGGATCTTATTGATCACAAAATGGAATCTACAGCATATTATTTTAACGAAGCTCAAAGAGGATATCTTCCTCAAAGACTTAGAATAAAATGGCATGAAGAAAGAGAATATTTTAAAAGAGAAGAATGGAATAGAGAGTCTAAATATATAGATTCTACTGTAATCTCTTTATATAATATGGCTCATGATAGAGTTGGTTTCGAAGAACAAAGGTTCTTTGAAGGCAATGCATATCATCTATTAATGGATAAAGCTATCAACCCATTCTTATTATTTGTAGATGGTAAGTTTGTACCATTGTCTCAAATCTATATGATAAGATCTGACGATTTCTATACAGTATTTATTAATAATAGAGATCCAATCTTATCAGGACCAGTACAAACTGTTGAATATATAAAAATTCCATTCCCAGTAATTTATGAAGAGTTTATTGGCGAAAGAGAAGACAAAACTCCTATTTACAAATTCAATAAAGATGGATATTTTGATAACTCTCAATCAGCAATTTATTTCTATTATATAGATAATGATCAAGCTCCAAATACTAAGCTTAGAACTAATGGTATTTATGAACAAACTATGCCCTCATATGTAGATAGTGAGGGTGGTAGTATAAGACATAGTGATGATGAAATGGTTCATTATGTATGGAGATATGGTAATCTAGAAACTAAAAGAATACATGGTAGAAATATTTTCATGTATTTTAGAGCATGGGATCATGGTTATGTAAAACCAGGAGATCAAATAGTTCTATACAGAGATAATATTCCTATAGATCCTAAGAATTATCGTCTTATGGGTGTAGACTTAATTGAGTTCTTCAATTATCAAACTCTAGATCTTCCATCTGATGCTCTATATACAATGGAGATTATTACTGATAATTCTGATTGGTTAATAGAGGATTATGCTACATCTAAAGTATTCTCTATGGTTGCTCAAGAAGACGAACAAATCGTATTCCAATTACCAGTAGAGGATTGGCCTGATGTAGATAACTACAATCAAATCTTAGTATTCAATGGTAGTATTTTCCTCAATCAGAATGATTATGTAGTTAATAGAGATAATTACACTATTACATTTACCAATTCAGCTAAAGTAATCCATAAAGGAGATACTTTAATATTTGCCTTTGTAAATATTACTAAAGGATCTCAACATGGTCCTCTTCATTTAAAACCTTTCTTCTTCTCTCAAGAAACAGATACTAATAGCAATTCTATTACCCTTCCAGATATGCCTGGTCTTAGATATAATCTAAACAATTTCATGTTGTTTATAGATGATAAATTGGTTATTCCTAGAAGATATAGAATTGAAGGGAATAAGCTTGTATTCATGGAGGCTAATGATGGAATAAAGAAAGGACAGCATGCTGTCTTTGTCTTATTTAAATTAGTAAGTGAATATGATGATCCTACGAATGTAAGATACAAAGTTATTCAAGAAGAACTTGCACTTGGTCGTAGATTTGTATTATACGATATGACTATTGATAAGAAGTTCAAAATAACTTTAGATAATCTAGTAGCATTTGATCAAAACGGTAGATACATTCCTGATCTATTTGGTCAGATTTATAATAGAAATATTATAAAATGCTTATATACTGGAGAACCAATGCTAAGGGTTCCAACTTATTTCAGTTGTATCTGGTTAGATGACTCTCTACCTAATGAAGCATTAGCAGTTCATCCAACTAATAATGCCTTCATGAATGGTTATATTGCTTTATTCGAAGAATTCTATGAAATGGATGATCATTTCAAAGAACTAATGTCTGATTTTAATACTAGATATTATAAGAGTAAGCATTATGGTGAGAATCTTGCAAGAGCTTTAGATTACATGGCCTGCTATCAACAAATTAAATTTGATAAGGTTTATGAAGAAAGAGCTACTGCTGATAGAATTACATTCGATATAGGTAAATTAAATGCTGCATCTTCTTTAGATGCTAATGGTGATACTGCATATGAGATGGAACGTGACTTATTTAAGAGCAGATATTATAGAACTTATCCTATATATTTCTTAAATGGCATTGTTCCAGAATGGTATGACCAAACAACATATTCTGGTAATAGAGTAACTATTCATACTCCAACCAAACTTAAAAATGGTGAGAATGAACAAATCTTTACTGAAACTAGAAACATTATTGTACCTATACCATTTGAGAGAGAAAAATCTACTGGTATAGAAGATATTAATGACTTATATCTTAAGGAATATGGAGATAAACAAGAATACTTTGGTAAGAATAGATTCCGCGGATCTGCTCTTATCGATGTAAAAGGTGTTTACAAACCAAGAAGAAATGAGCAGCTTGGTCGTATAGTTATAGATTTTGATTTCGATTACAATAGTAAGAACGGTCTTGTCAATGTTATCACCGTTATGAGTGGCTTTGGCGAACCTCTTTGTAACTTATACATGGGCAATCAAGAGGAATATAAGCGTTCATTAAATGCTTTAAATCCCCATACCCCAGTATTCAGTTACAACTTAAAGGATATAGAAAACAGAAATAACTTACGACTAACCATCAGTTACTCTGATGATGTATATAGATTTGTGCTAAGTAGAAATAGAAAGATTATCGAATCCGTATATCTTACTATTCCATATTCTCATAGCACTGTAGTAATCTTCGGATCAGAATTCGATACGGCTAATACTGATTATAAAGGTATTAAATTAAAACAATTCGATCCAGGAAAAGAGCTTACTATTAGAGGTACTAGTAGATTTGTATACGGTACATATAGACCTACGTCTAGTGTAGATGTATTAGAATCTATTCGTTGCCATAATATGGTAAACTTCTTAGAACCACTTGAAAGCAGAATCTTATATATCAATAATAATACACAAGAGTTTATTGGAAAGGTTAGAACAGGCAAGATATCTAATAAAGATATCAGATCTATTGTTATCGTTCCTGAAAAGACTAAAACTTATGATATCGTATCATCTATTAGAGTTAAACCAGCCTTGGCTCTTTATGAAAGAGATATCTCCTTAGATATCCCATCCCAAATCCAAGTTAAGGTTGATATACCTCCAGTTGATATAGATTGTAATGTAGACCTCTATATCTGGGATTATGTAGATCCTAATGATAATAGTGGTGAGTCTTATGAATTCTATTGTAAAGTAGATCCTTCTTATGATTTTACTCCTACAGATATTCCTTGTAAGATTGAAGTCCCAATTGTAATTACTAAAGCATAATTTTATTACAATCAAACCCCTATACGATAATTTCGTATAGGGGTACATACTAGTAATAAATTTTGCTTTTTTATTGTAATAAGGAGGGAGAGCTTTTGTACACTAAACTTGTAACCAAAGTGGTTACAATTCCAATCCCTTTCAAAGATAGTTATTTCGATGGAACATATCCTCGTAAAAAAATAGATGGAGTTAAGGATCTTATCCTTGCTCAAATAGAAAATGACTCTACCGATATTCATAATAAAGCCTATCCTGCATATCAATATTGGAGGGAAAGAGATAGACGGTCTGGAGATACTACTACTGATAGAACATTTTCTACTACTCAGATAAATTCTTCTACTCTATTTGATCTATCGGCAGTCTATATTCCAAAGCCAAATGAGAATGTCTTAAAAATTATTTTTAAATGTAATCAAATATTTTTAGACAGACTACCAACAAGAGATCCGAATAATGTTTCAATCATAGATTCTCCTATTGGGGCTACTAGTATATTCTCTATATTTGATAAATATACTACTACTCCTTTAGTAAATATTATAGCTGGTGATAAAGATAATTTCGAAAATGAGTTAAAAAAGGCTTATCCTAAATTATCTAAAATGGCTAATATAGATGCCTTTCCAACTGGTAGCACTGTAATCAATGACTTTGAACTTACAGTTGAGTTTCTAAAGGGTGATGGATGTGTTGTAACCTATAGGTCTGATGAACAAAGAACTCCTATAGTTAAAACACTTCCTAAATATAGCTTAAGTTCTTTATTCTCTGTATTTGCTATTAATGGGTATATTACTAATAATGCCGATCCTGCAAATACTGAGTTTTATAGATATAATATTCAACCTACACAACAAGCATTGAATGTTAGAGAAAATGGGAATTACCCATGTTATATTCAAGTAGAATACGGTACTCTTCAAAACTATATTGATGAAGATCCATTACTTACTGGTGATTTTGAATATACAAAGAATGACTTAAGTAATGATGTAATCAATGGTAATTTAGAAATAGATAAACAAGATAAAGATCTTGAATTCCCATTATCAGTTACAGTAGTTGAAAAGATTAGATATGATGGACCAGTAGATCCAGAAAGTCTTAGAAAAAATAATCAAAAGACTACAGATTTCCAATTAGTAAAAGAATTGGAAAGTAAATATAAAGGTCATTGTTATAATTGTACTGGTATTAAATTTGATGATATTCAAATCTTTGCAGAAGTTACTAGTGGTCATTTATATCCTCTAAAATATGTAATTGATGATAATGGAAAAATTACATTTGATGATAATAAGTATGCTGCTAATCTTCCATTATATGCTGGATCTAAACGTCAGTTCTTATATAAGAGATTTAATATAGAACGAAACTCTAACTATATCTCTTTAGAAGAAGAATTCAAGTCTGGTTGGGATACTAAAAGATATATGATCTTTAAAAATGGTCATTTATTAAACAATTCCATTTATAAGATTATAGCACCTAACTTCACAAATGGTGTCAAATACAAAAGGGTTTATTCTGCAAGTACTTTCAAAGAAGGAGATTATGTAGACGTATTCTATATCGAATGTGATGACAACTTTACTCACGTTCCATATAATCACGACGTTTATATGAGTTCTAAAGTAGTATATGCAGAAAAGAATAATCAGACTGTTGTAAGGGTCCCTTATCCATATAAATCTTATCCTAGAGGAAATAAATATTTCTTTGTATTCAACAAAGATGGTATTTATCTAGATAAAAGGAAGCAGTATACTCTATCAGAAGATGCTGATTTTATTACTCTATATGAAACCAGAGCACTTCAAAGAACTGAAAGTTCTATGGATTATCTAGTATTCGTATTCCCATATGTAAGATCAGAATTTGAAGTTGATGGAGAATATACTGAGGATAATAAACTTGAAAACTCTGGTATCACTTTCAATTACTCTTATGCTGATGGTGGTACTAATACTGGATTGGTAGAATTCAAGCCTGAATTTAAATCATATAAACTTACAAAGGATAATTTCTTATTATTTGGTAACTCCACATATATAGATCCATCTAGATATGAGTTGATCGATAATAATAAAATTCAATTATTAGATCCAATAGATATAAGACATGCTAGATATGCTCAGTATGTAATGGTAATATTCAATAATATTGGAGTATTAGAAGAGTATAAAGAAAATACTTCTGAAAATTTAAGATTCAATATTAGAGTACAACAAGTTACTGCTACTGAAGAAAAACAAGTTACATTTGAGCTTCCTCAAGATATAGGATATAATTCTAAATTCTTGGCATTTGCTGGTAGTCTTTCTCTTGATGAGAGTGAAAGATATGCATATGATTCTGTAACTAAAACTCTAATTCTTACCCAACCAGAATATTATCTAGAAGCTGGTAGAACTCTAACTGTTATTACAGTAGATGATATAGAAGCTAGAGGAGGATTTACTGAGAGGGTAGATTTTGAAAAGATAGAATTCCCTATTACTTCTAAAACTATTATTTCTATACCAAGCTGGTATATTGATAATATGAAGCTAAGTCCAGATAATATAGCTTTATTCATCAATGGTACTTTCATAAATCCAGAAAGATACAAACTAAAAGAAAATGTTATCATTCCTCAATATAAGAATGATAGACAATTTGCTGCTGGTAAAACTGCTACAGTTCTTTATTTCTATAAGAAGAAAGTATCTGCAGCAGAAGATGGAATTGAAGGTCCTTATGATTTATTTGATATGAAAAGAGATCATGATGATATTTGGTTCGATGAAATGTATGCCAAACCAGTATTAGCTGGTAAGACATTGGATTTCACACAGAATATTATCTATGGTAATCTAGAATATATGGAAGATCTATCTAATTGGTATACAAGGATTATTATCGAAGGTAATCTAGACTATATTAGAGAATATCCTATATCTTTAGATTTCATATCAGGCGATTTACAAATCTATTATAAAGATCCATATATTAAGGATATCAATGGTGATATTGAAGATTTAGATGTAGATTGGTATAAAGTTAGTCCTAATCTAGATGGTAAAGATGTCGATACATTCTATAAACTTCCTGATATGGCTAAATATGTATTAATAGCAAATAACGTAGTTTCTATTCATACTAAACTTAATGCAGATAGTAGTTTCTATTCTATATTTACAGATAATGATGATATAGTTGCTATTAAATTTGAACCTACTACATCTTTAGAAACTATTACTCCTTATACGTTTAGAGGTATGACTAAATTAGCATACGTCGCATTTGATAAAAATAATAAGCGTATAAGCTCATATGCATTTGCTGCTACCCCTAAATTAAAAACTGTTAAATTAGTTCCTAATATGAAAGTAGAAGAGAATGCGTTTAAATTCTTAGAAAACTTATATATTGCAGAAGATGCTATAGTTGCAGATAATGCATTTGAGCCTTCTAATAATATAAGAATAACCTATGATAAAAATTCCGAAAACTATATTATGAATAACACTCCAGAGAATAGATTAACTGTTAATGAAGTTAGTGTTCCTTTGAGTGTTAGAAATATTCAGTCCTACCAATTCTATGGATTTAATTCTATCAATAGATTAGAACTAGAGAATACAGTATTGAAGATACTTCCTGCAGCATTTAAGAATTGTGCAAGCTTATCCTCCCTTACATTAAAACCAAATTTATGGTTTATTGGTAGTGGAGCATTTGCTAACAGTGGTTTAAATGAATTATCTATTCCTTCTACAGTTACGACTATGGAAGAAGGAGTATGTAAAGGTGCTTCAAAATTAACTAGAGTTGTAATTCCTAATTCTATCGAATCTATTTTGGAATATTCTTTCTATGGATGTGATAAATTAAATGAAGTTGTTATAGAACCAGCCGTTGAACCAGAACTTGGTAAAAAAGGTAAGGGTCTAAAATATATCGCTGACTATGCATTTGGATCAGATGAATTAACTGAAATAACTATTCCGGCATCTGTTAAAACTATTGGAAGAAATGCATTTGCTAATTGCCCTAACTTGAGAGTTATTAACATTGCAGAATATCCTAAATCCCATGTATCTGATCTATCTTCTGACTCTATAGAAAATGCTCCATGGGGTGCACCAAATGCAAGAGTTAATTATTTATAGTTTTTGAAAGGAGTACACATGGCTAGTGTAGTCGAAAAAAATAATGGCCAAACAGTATTCACTTTCAACCAAAATAATGGTATCCCAGTCGAGTTCGACTTGACTGGGATTCTCTCTATAAAAATAGAATGTTATGGAGCAGGTTCATTATGTGGTGATAATAAGACAGGATCTAGAGGTGGCTATGCTACTGGTATATTAGATACAAGAAATATGCAATCTCTATTTCTTACTGTTGGTTGTTTACCAAATGGTAGATCTGGCGGTCTTGGATTTGGTAAAGGTGGGGATTCCAGATATCCAGAATTCTCTAAGATGATGGGATATGGTGGTGGTGGCTCCACTGGTATTTCGTTAAAAAAAGATGATCAAGAAAGTGTTATTATGATCGCTGCTGGCGGTGGTGGTGGTACTGATTATATAGATTATAAAAATGATACCATTTATCTTGAAGGTTACGATGGTGGCGGATATTCAGCTAAACCAATATCTACTGCTAATGGTAATATAGATTATGATGGTAAAGATAGCTGGTATAGATATGGGTATGCTGGTCAGCCAGGTACCCAAGACAAACCTGGACTTGGTGGCAGTTTAGATAAATTCTCTACATTTACCATTACTCCAGAATCTAATGGATTTCCATTTAATGGGGGACATGGTAAACGTGATTCCTTAACCGATAGAGTTCATGGCGGCGCTCCTGGTGGTGGTGCAGGATGGAATGGCGGTGGAGGTGGTGATATTAGAGGTGGTGGTGGATCTTCATTTATAAATGGTGATCCAGACTGTAAACTATTTTCTGATAGACCATCTTTCACAGATACAGCAACTATTACTGGTGGTAATACTCAATCCTTTGAAGGTAAGGTTGTAATAACAGTATTACAAGCAGAGATGGATCCAAAAGAATTCTTTTGTAGTATCTCTGTAGCTCCTAATAATGCTGTATTAGATATTGAAATTCCATTCCCTTATAAACAGTTTACTGAAATGCAATTCTTCATTAGTGACAATGAAGGAAGACTCATTCCTCAAGCTTATTATGATAGAATCAATGAAAGAACTATCCGTATTAAAAATGCAGTACCATTTGGTATTACAGAAGAGGATGATATTAAATTCACATTCTGTCATAATAAAGGACAATATGCCGTTCAGAAAATGGATATTCATATAGTAGGTGAAGAGGGTATTAGAAAATATAATATCGACTCTCCATATTATGCTATGTTAGATCTTAGAACTAGATTTAAAGTATTCTTAAATCGAAAAGCATTAGTTCCTGGTAAGGATTATAGTATCAATATTTATAGAGGATATATTAAATTTGAAGATCATATTATGATCAATCTCCGTGATGATATTGATATTATTTGTTTCTATACTGGCACCAAGTACAACAAGGCTATTCCAGAACTTCCTATGAGTGGATATATTTATTTCAATAAATATGAAATTGATAGAAATCTTAATAAGAATCTGATGGCTGTATTTGTTAATGGTAAACTTGTTCAAAGAAAAGATATCCTAGATATTTCTAATAATATCCATAAAGTATCTAGAGATATTAGATCTAGATATAATCTAGAAGTTCTAAATCTAAGTCCTAGAGTTGATTCATTAGTTCCAAGATTTAAACGTCCTATTAGTAGAGGGATTGTAAAGAAAAAGGTTACTAAATGGATTAATGGTAGAATATTAGATTATAAAGGTGCTGAGTTAAAGAAAGATCTATTTGAAGGGCCTAATGGTACAGGTATTAAACTATATCTAAAAGCTGATGAAATAGAAGCTCTATTTATTACTGGTAAAGATACCAAACTATTCAAAGAAGATTTCTCTATGTGGTTATTTGATAGAGGAAATGGTATTACCTTTAATTATCTTCCTAAATATAAAGTAACCATTCAACAGTCTGAACACCAAACTATTACTGTTAGCTATAATGGAAAAGATTATACTGGTGGAGAGGTTTGGGTAACACATGGTGATGAGATTACTGCTAGTATTATAGGTTCGAATGGATATTGGCCTGGTAAACTAAATCTAACAAGTGCTACTATCACAGGTCCTACAACAGTATGGGCATCTAAAGCTGTTCCTAAAGTATACGTTAATGCTCTTATTCCATGGAATGCTGATTATAGTGATTTAGATACAAGAGAAAATAAATACTGGAAAGTTAAAGATGTCACTATTCCAGATGGAGTAAACAAAATCCTAGTAGTATATACTTGGCATTATAAATCTGATGAACGATGGGATCTAGACCAAGGTGGAAAAACATATGAAGGCTATAGGAATGATAGAGCTACATTAAACAATGATATAGCCGCAAATAGAATTTCGATTAGTCCGACAGGTTTCGGTAGCAGATATAATGGTACTGCTATATTCAATTATAATAATATGACTAGATGGTTTGAAAAAGGTAAAAGCAAATGGATTCCATCTGGATGGAAGCTACCACCTGAAGCAGCAAGATATGGTGCCGATGTATATACTGTAGTAGGTGTTACTCCTGGTAAGACTTATAAACTTGCTTGTTTCTCTGGAGCATTTAAATCTAGACCTTATGGATTTTTCTTAGTATATGAAGACTTTGTTAAGGATCTTCCTATAGACATTACCGATTATTAATATGGGGGGAATTATGAAATCAGAAAATAATAATTCGTTTACTATATCTCCTACTAATGGTGGAGATCAAGAATATATTATATTTAATAAAGTAAAAGAAAAAGAACCTTCAGAAGATAGACTTATTAAGGGTAGTGGTTATTGGGGTATGTATAACATATTGAATTACCAGACGGTTAAAAATCCATTTGACGACTCTGTTCAGTTCTCAGAACCACAAGACCCATTGAATGCTAAATTTAAAGCTATTTATAAAGAAACTAAAGATAATCATGATGCAGGAAAATTTGATACAGAACCGTATTATCTTACAGAAGATGAAGATTATACAGCTATGTCTCCATTAGTAAATATGGAAAGTATGACATGGAAAGCTATTGAACCAATATTTGGAGCTAATGGTGGCGGTATATCTATCTCTTATGCTAAAACAGCATCTTCATTCTTTATGAATTGTAAAAAATTAAGATGGTGCTATGTTGCTGAAAATTTAAAGGTGACTAATCGTATAAAAGCTATAGATGCTTTATTTTCAGGATGCATATCTCTTAAAGCAATTAAAGGATTAACTACTTGGGATATCACTGGTCTGGAACGTCTCTCTTCTCTTTTCTTTAATTGTAAAAGTTTAGAAGAAATCAATATCAGTAATTGGAATACTTCTAAAATTACAGATATGGAAAATATGTTTGGTCTATGCAGCAACTTAAAGAAAATTCATGGGGTAATAGATTTATCAAGTATTGAAAATTACAATAGCATGTTCGCATCTTGTAACAATCTTACAGATGTAAAATTAAAAAATGTTCCTGCAGACTTTGATTTTGGCAGAGCCGGTTTAACTCCTGGTCAATACCAAATAGTTGATCCTTTTTACATTCATCCTACATTCTATGAATTTAGACATGGGGGAGATACTATGACTTCTTTAGTAGCAGATTGGGGAGCAGAGGAAGACGACCATCTTTAGATTTAGAGGAAGGTCAACCAATGGTATAACTTTTAATTCTTATTAGAATAATCATTAAAATATGGGTAGAGTCATTAAGACTCTACCCACTATTTATTCATCTTTTTCAGGATAACTATAATACTTGAAATTGCTATGAGCTACTTCATTATCTTCTTCGAATCTAATCTTTTCCATCATTTCCATTTCAGCAGTACTAGACTTTTTAAAATATACAGGACGTGTAATTTCTACATTATCAACTACATTATCCCATCTAGTATGATTGGCATTATAATTAAATGGAGCACCATATACAAATTTTGGTTCTACTCTAGTTTCATCATCTGGGATTTGTACAGCCACTGGAGGGAATCTTTCTACAGTTTGTCTTATATCGACCATTTCGAAGTTATCAGTGTAGGTCCCATCATTACAGATTTGTAATTGATCTAATTCGTATTCATAAGCTCCAGATTTAGGCGCGCCATATGGATTCCCGAACTTAATATCCTTTAAAATCCTACCAAAATTGTGTCTGTCATTATATTCCCACCATTTTTTACCATCTAGGAAGAAACGTTCTATATCTAATGCACCTTTTGAGAATAAAATATTATGCCATTCATTATCTGGAGTATATGGGCAATCATAAATTAGTTTATCATTGATAACTAATGCAGCAGATGGTTTCCCTTCTACAGACCCATGATATGCTGGGATTAATTTAATATTATTCCCATTCTCATCTGTAAATTCAACACCAGGAATAAATGAATTCTTATCATTATCAAAATCTATAATAGCAGAATTATGTAATTTAAACCAGAATGAAATTGAAAACATTTGATCCTTCTCTAGCTTAAATTCTTCTGTATTATAATAATATGAATTTGCATTCATACAGTAACAAGATTTAAATCTTGTAGAAATATATGGATCTTGAATGGCAGTATTGTTAGAAAAGGATATAGAACCTTGTTTAGACCAACCATCTTTTCCAAGACCAACATCTTTCATTCCTTCATCATTAAATCTGATAATACTAAAATACTTTCTTCTTCTAAACATTCTATATCACCTCCTATGCTCCATAATCATCATCATCTTCATCAGATCCAGGAGCTATATCTGGATATGGATTGTTATCTGGTTTTAGATAAATAGTCTTTCTATAATATACATGACCTTTACCATTTTCTTGATCAGAGATAATCCATTCAAATACTCCTACTGTATTAGAATCTTCATAACCAGTTGCTTCCATATTATAATATACCTTTTCTATATCATCATTAGAAGAAGGATTTATTTGAAGAGAGCAGAGTATTCCATCAGCATCATTATTTCCAAGAAAATCTAATTTCTTAATAAGTTTAAGTGGAATAGATACGAATGGTTCATCGATATATGATTCAGTCAAGGTTGCAGGGATTTTACCCATAAGAATAGCTGTATCACTGTTATATTCTCTATCATTAGTAGGATAGCTTAATTGTGTGATTACATTTATCATATCAGGAATTTTGGTGTAATCATCTTTAAAAAATTTAACAGTATATTTTATATTCTTTTCTTTTCTGGATTCATTTACATTATGATGGACTAAGCATAAGTGCCAATCATTAACTTTATTCATTATACCTTCAAAAGTGAATGGTAAGGTAGGATCTAAAATAGCATTTCTATTTTGTTTTGTACCTCTATCTACAATAAGCATTCCATTAAACTCTTTAGTTCTAGGAGCTTTTGGGAGAGCTAGCATTTTATCACCACTATTCTTTAAATATATTAAATTTCATTACTTATTGTCAAAAAAGCACAAAAACCCATCAAGTATCAATTAAGATACTTGATGGATTGATTATTATTTTACATCATCAGTTTTTTCAATAATTTTACCAACTACAGAGTTTAAAATGTTCAAACTGATTGTAATGCATAATGGTAAAACAATACCATCACGAATTTTACACCAACCAGTATCTTTAGAAGCATCTTCTTTCAATTTGTTGATATAAACATCTGCGATTTCTTGGATTTGAGGAAGACCAGATTCCTTTAACCAACGAGTGAAATATTTTTTAGATTCATTAGTAACGATTTCATTTACATTACCAATCAATTCATCTTTAATATTATTGAAAACAACTTTATCTAAAATTTTAACCATGACTATACTAACCTCCGATAAATAAGACTACTAATTTTCTTCTACAATAAAGCTATCGGTAAGTTTACCATCTTTATAGCATTCAATTGTAACAGAAGAACCTTTATAAAATTGAACGAAGTCTCTAATAACTTCGCCATTAGCTTTAAATACTACAGAAGAATCTTTATTTTCTTTAACTCTGATAGTAACAACTTCTCCTTTAGAAGAATCTGCATTAGAAGCTGTTGTATCAATTGTTTTAGTATTCTTTGCTTCACTACGAAGCTTTTCATTTTCTGCTTCTAATTCAGCAATACGATTTTTAAAAGTAGCTTCTTTAGTAATTAAAATGTTTTTATCTTTAGACAAGTTTTCATTTTCTTGTTTAAGATCATTAAGTGATTTAGATAGATTTTTATTAATCTCTTCTAATTCTCTACTACGCTTTTCAGATTTAGCAGCAGTAAGCTGATAAGACTCTGCATTCCTATTTAATGCTTCAAGCTTAGCAGATGTTGATGCATAAAGATTATTGATATTTTCATTTTCTTTACTAAGAGAAATAATTTTATCTTGAAGAGATTTAATTTCTTCTTTATAGTTATTAACCTCTTTAGCAATATCAGTAATCTTTTCTTTAGATTCGCTATTTGGTTTTGCAGGAACTCCTGTATCAGAAGATAAAGCTGCAATCTTAGTTTTATATTCTTGAACAGCTGCATCTAAAGTCTCAATAGTTTTAGCTTCAATAGCTTCTTTAGCTACAAGAGCTTGATGACTAATCTTTAATTCGTTATAATCTACTAGTAATTTAGAAGATTCTGCCTTAGATTCTAAGTCATTAACTCTAGCTTGTAACTCTTTTGCTAATTTATCAGCTTTTTTATATTGAGATTCTAGTGCTCTATATTGAGTTGCACTATATAATCCAAGCATTATGATTTCCTTCCTGTATGATTAAACAATAGATGATTCTAATCTTATTAGATTACTTTATTGTTTCTTAGCTTTAGTTGAAGCTTTTTTCTTTTTAGAATTAGCAGCCTCAGCTTTTGCAACTACTTTACGTTTAGGAATCTTAACACTGGTTCTACGTTTAACTGGTGTGATAGGTTTTTTAATAATAGGAGTCTTTTCTTCCTTACTATTTAATTGAATTTTTAGAGCTTCAATTTGGCCTTCTTGTTCAGACACCTTGTCTGTCAATTCAGAGATTGTTTTGATAGCTTTATCATATTCATTTACTTGTCTTTGCAAACCACTTTCCAATTCTTTTAGACTAGACTCAAGAGATTCACATTTCTTATTAAGCTCGTTAAGTGTTTCTTGAAGTTTTAGATTGAACTCATTCACTTCTTGGATAGATAATTTAAGAGCACTATTTTCTTCAATTAAATCTCTTTTTTGATTTTCTAATTTTTCAATACGATTAGTTTTACGAGCCTTATCTTCTAATAAACTAGAATTAAGATTTTCTAATTCTTTAACTCTTCGCTCTAAAGATTTGTATTTAGCAACTGTTGTCAAACCTAACATTACTTAATACCTCCCCTTACTTACTTACAATGATAAAATATAGAGGGTGGAAATTAACCCACCCTCTTATATGTCATCAATTTTTAAACATTTGGTTGGTCAGAGTCTTCTTCACTAGATACATGTAATTCAGCTACAGAATATCCAGGATCTGCGCTAGCAGCAACAGTTACATTACTACCAACTCTAAATCTGTTATTTTGAGAATATCCACCATTGAGTGTAATACTACCATTAGTAGGAGTTAATACTTTAACCGCAATGTAATATTGATCACAACGTTCGCATAACCAAGTTGTACCACCATTGAAAGTTACAAATTTAAATACAACTTCACCAACAGTCTTAGCAGCATCATCATTAAATCTTTTGAGTGTTGGGAATCTCAATTCATTACTAAACACTACTGTATTTTGGGACATTTTAAGAGTATTCTTATTCCAGATAGCATCAACATAAACTGTATGCATACCTGCATCTAAATCTTTAGGAAGATCTAGATTGAACTCTTGTCCTTCACTACCATCAAGATCGATTTTATATACACTAGATGTATTTAAATCTGCTTTAGAGATAGATAGAGTTGTTCCAGCACCTTTATCTTCAATTTTGTAAGTAGAGACAACTGCGCCTTCTTTTTTAATGAATCCAGCATCATTCTCTAATTCAGATAATTTAGTTTTAACTTCAGACTTTAATGCATAATTTGTTAGGTCTACAGTTTGAGCACCCAATTGTTCCCAAGCATTATTAACGTATACATATTCTGTATACAAGTTTTGATTTTGTTCACCAGGGTTTTTGTGTAGATAAATAGTAGAAGCACTAATATCTTGTGTAGGTAATTCGGTAACTACTTGAATATCAAATTTAGGAATACGTTGAAGCAATGCTTTGATATCAGCTGTAGGCATTGTATCGATAGTTACATTTTTACCAACGATCGGAACTACATTGGTACCAACTGTAATAGATTCGATTTTATTTTCTTGAGCAGAAGCTTCGATTGTAGCAAGTTTATCTTTTTCTGTATTAGTATAATCATTAGAAGATAATACCTTACCAGATTCTTGAACTACGAATAGTTTACGAAGTTCTGCTAGGAATGTCTTTAAATTATCAAGACTAACAACTTTAGCCATTCATATACCTCTTTCATTATAAATATTATAATAGTTCTGGAAAATCAATTTCGCTATTATTAACAGTTTCAAAAGTAGGAGTGTTTTCTGTTGATCCTTCCTTAATCTCAGTCCAAGCATCTATTGTTGTTGTAGGACCATATACTTCTGTTGTGTATCTATATTTCTTTTGATCTCCAACAACATACACTTCCATACCAACCTTACGGCGTTCTTCTGGAATGCTTAGCATATCAGATTTATGTTGAACAGTTCTCAAACCACCAGCAATATCCTCATCAACAACAATAGGAAATGAATCATTAGCAGGATCTGGAGTGGTTAAAGTACTGAATACGATTGTATCTTTTTTAACAGCCATTTATTTAACCCTTTCTTGTTATAAATTGTCATCAATAGGAGCCATATACGTATAAGAGGAAGAACTGCTACTAGGACTGGCATTGCCAAATAATTCTTTGATTTCCACTTCAGTGCAAGGAACATCATTTGTCCCACCAGCATTAATAACAATATTTTCACTGCCATCAAATGGTACCCCATTGATAGATCTTGGAGTAGCTAATTTATTTGCAATTTTTGCATATACATCTATATTTGCTTTATTAGCTTCATCTCCATGAATATTTTTTATTGTCATTACACCTGCTTCAGAGATAGCGATATTTTCAATCCCAGCAGATTTGATATCGACATCTTCCAATTTATTTTTATAATCATTAGTAAAGTCATTGGTTGTTAACCCTTTACCTTCAACTACATCTACTTTTGTACCTAGAAGAGTTGTAAAAGTAACCCATTGTGTATGGATTCTAGTATTAACCATTCCAAGAGCATACTTAAGATTCTCTAAAGTAATTATCTTCATTTACTCTTTCCTTTCTTATGCTATTAAAGAGCTTTTAAGGCAGGGGTAACTTCACTGTCTTTAGATATAATAGTGATAGGAACAGCAAAGTTGTCTAATTCTCCATCTGTATTTTCTAAGAAGTTATAGTAACTTCCAGTAATACCAGTAATTTTACCTTCATATACTAAAGAACCAGGACTGTTCTTCGTAAGTTTAGCATATTTATATTTAAACTTAGTTACATTTGCTTCATCAGTCTTATAAGGGATAGCAATAAAGAAACCAATAGAATCTTCTAGATTACCGCCATTAATTTTAAATGCAACAGTGATATTTAAAGTAGAAGTGCCTTGAGGAACAACTCTAACTTCTTGCAAAGCTTCTGACATATTTCTTTTTCTAAGGATATTAAAATAAGAAACTCTATTATCTTCAAATATACAACTCATAGAGATACCAGATGTAAAGGTATCTTTAAGGGTATAAGTAGAAGTAATAGCAGCTGGGAATTCGCTTCCTAAAGATACGGTAGTCCCTTGGTCTGAAATAAGAGCAAGTTTGAAATCGCTCATTTTATTATTAACCTTATTAGTTTCATAAGAGGTTTGATATAAAGGCATTTTAATGGATTTTACCATATCATATACATCTACAATCAAAGTATCTCCAGTATTAACTACTAGACTTTTTACATTATCTTCCCCAAGAGTAGATTTTTCTTCAGTAATTCTATTATAGATTCTTGTGGCAAATCTAGGTAATAATAAATCATAAGATCTTTTAATAGTTACTTTGCCATCATCAAATAGATCTACAATTTCTCTAGCAGTATAGGGTTCTGATGTAAATTCGATATCTTGTGTACCATCAAATGGAACGCCATTAATCAATCTAGGGGTGGTTAGTTTATCAGAAGATTTAGAAGATTCATTCTTTAAAACAATCCAATCATTATCAGCAGTAGCCTGTTTAGTAATATCATTATTTTGTAATATATATGGAGTTTGTGTTTCTAAAACATATACCTCCATACCAACCTTACGCTTTGTAGGTACAATTTGATTACGTTCTACAGTAGTAGAAACAATCATTCTACCACCATTGATTTCATTACTATCTGCTACAGGAAGGCTACCTTTATTTTCAATAAGGTTTTTTTGGTTATTAACCGACATAACAAACGTGTTGTCATTTAGAGCCATAAGTTAGTAACACCTCCATATATAAAAATCATAACTTATATTTCATATTCATAGCCATTAATAAGATGTGTACAAGGAGAATTACTCTCCTTGTACATCATTGTTTTAATTAGCCGTGATTAATAGGTCTATGATAAGTTACGATATAAGTATCGTTTTGTCCATCTGGAGTCAACTCTGTTTTTAATTTATAACCATTAAATTTAACTTTGTTGCCATTAGGATATTTTAAATAGTCATTAGTATCTGCTGGATCATATAGTTCATTAGCATTATATGCAGCTAAATCGCTACTAAAGATATCTGTAGAAGCAAATTGACCATATTGACCATTAATAGTCATACAAGCTGGCAAATCAATAAATTCTTGATCTGTTAAAGGATCTACTGTACCAAATAATACGTTGATATTAGTAGGACCACCAGTAGGTAATTTGACAATAAAGTTATAATCATTTACTCCATCTACCATTTTGATAGGAGCGATTAATTTTTTAGCAGCGCTAGATCTTCTATATTGACTTTGTTCAACAACTACAATATATTTATCATTTTTAGCAGCAGCTTCTCTAGGGAAATCATTATCATAAAGAGTTAATGTAGTGGATAAATCACCAAATTCATCAGTATGATAAATCAAATTCAATAATTGAATATTGATATCACCAGATGTAATTTTAGCAGCTGGTAAAGTTATTGTATAATATCCTTTTGTATCTGGAGTAGATGCTAACATATCAGGAGTAATAGCATTTTCATGATATGTATCATGTAATTCATAGAATGACTCATTAACCGGCATTGTTTTATGAGGAATTACTTCTTCATTAAATTTAACAGCAATAACTTTATCACCAGAAGCATTAGTATAAGTTTTAAGATCTTTGATCAATAAACCAACTGCAAGCTTATCTAGAGATACTTTACTAGCTAAAGTATCAACTTCAGGAACGTGAATACCTTCTACTTTAGTTTTTAATTCAGTAATTTTACCTTCAAGCTCTTCTTTAGCTTCAGTAACTTTACCTTGAGCAGCTGTAAGAGTTTGGTTAGAAAGTTCTGTTACAGAATCTTTAGTAGCTAATTCATTTTTAAGTTCAAGTTTAGCATTGCCAATGTCATCTGCATTTGCGAAATGTTTACCAGTAAGGATTTCATCCAACTTAGTCTTTTGACCTTCAGTGAAATCTGTAGGAGCAGCTTTGCCTTCTAAAGCAGTTACACGAGTATCAATAGCTGGAACTGTAGTATCTTTTAAAGTGTCTACAGCTTCTTTAACAGTATCTACTTCAGCTAATTTAGGTTCAGCATCAGTTTTGAAAGTTTCAAGTGCAGTAACCTTAGTTCCCAAAGTACCAACTTTAGTATCAGCATCATTTGCTTTAGCTACTGCATCATCAACTTTAGAAGTCATTTCTGTAAGTTTAGTAGCAGCTTCTTTAGCAGCTTGGATATCTTGTTTAGTTTCTTCAGGAAGACCAGCTGTAGCAGCTTGTTCAATGGAGTGTTCTAAAGCTTGTTTAGCAGCAGCTAAGTTATCAGCAGCTTCTTGTTTAGCTTCTGTGAGTTTAGCATCTAAACCTTTAGTAGTACCATCTTCAGAACCTTGAACTACAGTTTTTAAAGCAGCAACACTTTCTTTTACTAAATCAATAGAGCTATTGATTGCTTCTTTAGCAGTAGAGATTTTAGTATCTACAGCATCAGAATCAGGAAGTGCGTCTACTTTAGTTTTCAAAGTATCTAAAGATTCTTTGTTAGTTGTAATTTTAGGTTCTAATTCTTCAGCTTTAGCTTTAGCAGCTTCAGCTGTTGCTTTTACATCAGCAATGGATGCAATAGCAGTTTTATCTTCTGGAGTCAAAGCAGCTTGTTTAGCTTCTTCAACTTTTTGAGCTAATTCTGTTTTAGTTTGATCTAAAGTTTGTTGGAAACCAGTAATAGTAGCAGCAGCGTTTTTAGCAGCTTGAATATCTTGTTTAGTTTCTTCAGACAAACCTGCAGTGGATACTGCATGAATAGATTCTTCTAAAGCAGTTTTTGCAGCCAAAGCATCTTCTTTAGTTTGGTATGTTTCACCAGCTGCAGTTACAGCATCATTAACTTTAGTAGAAACTTCGTCTTTAGTGATCAATACGTCAGCTAAAGATTTATCTTCATTAAATTTGATATCTGCAACAGAAGGAGCAGCACTAGACCAATCAGAAGTAACAGGAGTTTCGGATTTAGTTTCTAAACGATACTCTTTACCTTCATCTTTAACAAATGCTGTCATGCCAACTTCTAAAAGGGCTGCAGGAATAGAAGTAAGATCTGCTTTAGTAGCAACTACTCTATGAGCACCAGCAATGTCAGATACATATGCAACAGGAGTTCCTTCAGGAGCTACAAAAGGAGCAATTACTTGAACGCCTTTTTTATTAGACATAATCAGGTTCCTTTCTATATTTGAAATATGAATTTTATTTAATTAAATGGGAGGAAGGATCACCTTTCCTCCCATGAGAATATGATAATTTAATTATTAGAAATCAAGGTTAGCATATTCAACCAATACACCAGTAGCTTCAGATAATTCGAATACGAATACTTTCTTACCAGATAATGTACCAGCAGTTGGAGTTGTAGCTTCAGTGAATACAGGTTTGAATTTGTTTAAGAATAAACGTTGAGTCAAATCAGCATGAGCAGCTACATAATTTGCTTCAGCAGCGATGAAGAAGAATTTCTTACCAGCAGCCATAGGAACAAATTTAGATTCAACAGATTTGGAATCAGAATTGAATTTCCATTCAACCCCACCAGTTACTGTATTGAAGAAGTCAGCTGCAGGAGCATTTTGATCAGCATCCCATTGAACAGCATTAGCTTTATCAATAGCTACAAAGCCACAGTTGAATACTGTGAATTTATCAGCCAAGCCAGCTAAGGATTCTACATAAACATCTTGAGACAAGTTGTTTTCTTCTTCAGCATCTACTGGTACTACAAATTTAACAGTAGAACCTAATTTAGCATTAGGAATGATTGCAGAGAATACACCGTCAGATACTTTAGTTGTAGTAACAGGAGTTTCTACATCTTGAAGTTTTACTGTAGGAGCTTGAGTAGGGGCTACAGCTTTATTACCGATAGTAAATGTAACTTTAGTGTCAGTAGAACCTTCGATTGGTTCAGATGCAGTAACTTTTACATCCAATTTAGGTTTGGATAATTCTTTAACTTGTTTTTCTAAAGCAGTTACTTTTTCAGCTTCAGCATCAGCAGCTTGTTTAGCAGTTTGAGCAGCTTCTTTAATACCTTCAATAGCAGTAGCATTTTCTTCAGCTTTTGCTTTGGTAGTTTCAAGAGTGCCTTCAACAGCTGTTACACGGCCATCAGTGTTAGCCAAGGATTCTTTAACTTCAGCTACTTTATCTACAGCTTCTTTAGCTTTGTCAGTAGCAACAGTAGCAGCATTTTTAGCTTCAGCAACGTCAGCAACTGCTTGAGTTACTTTAGCTTGCATATCAGCAACAGCGGCTTCTGCATTTCTAACTTTATCTAAAGCAGCTTGTACTTTTTCATCAGTTGTACCTTTTTCAGGTTTAGCCATTACATTTTGAGTATTGTAAGCAGCACAACCAGTGAAGTCACCAAATGCAACTGGGGAGTCACATACTGCGATTACGGAAACTACTTGTTTATCTACGATTTTACGAACTGTATTTTCAAGACCGCAAACTACATAGATATCGTCTTCCATATTTACGCCGATAGCATTAGGGCCATCGCCTACAGGAACAGTAGTTACGTTGTTACCAGTAGCAAGAGCTTTAGTGGAAGTTTCGATAATTGTTACAGTATCAGCATCATAGTTTGCTGTGAATACGTTACCGTAAGAGTCGCAAACCAATGCCATAGGACGAGCACCTACTTGGTAATCAGCAATTTTCTTGGATTTAACAATGCGGGATACAGTGTTAGAACCAGAGTTCGCTACCCAGATAGTATCAGATTCATCACAAGTGATAGCTGCTGGGTTAAGACCTACAGTGATAGAATCAACTACACTATCATTAACAATTTTAGATACAATACCACCCAAGTCAGCACCAGTTTTGGAATCAATTTTGTGGCTCAAGTAACAAGCAACCCAGATAGCACCATCTTCATCAGATACCAAGTCACGAGGACCAGCAGATACAGAAATAGTTTTAACTACTTTATCTTGGCCTTCTTCACCAGCAACAGCAGAAGATTTTTTGAAAGATGGAACTTCAATTTTGGATACAGTATTGTCGCCATAGTTAGCAACGTATACGTTACCATGAGGGTCTTCACACATTGCAAATGGTTGCATGCCTACTGTAATTTTTTGGAACAATTCCATTTTGCCAGTTTCAGAGCTTTTCTTGTAGTGGTAAACACAGTTTTTAGAACGAGAAGCAACGAATACGCTTACACGGTCTTGGGATACCATTACAGAAGATGGTTCTAAAGCTGTATTAGCCAAGTTACCAGTACGAGTAGTTTCAACAGTAGATTCTTCATTAGATTCTACAGTGCCATCATATTTCGTAGTAGTCGTGTTTACAGTTGTCGTTTTCACAGTAGTAGAAAGATGAGTTACATCAGAAGAAGATTCAATTTGAATAACTTCGGATGGTACATCATTGACAACTGTCATCAATTTTCCTTTATAAGGATCAACGATCCATAAATCGTTAGGAAACATATGGACTTACCTCCTATAAAAAAGTATATTAATATATTAATATAATTATTTGATGCATCAAATTTTGGCACTTTGAGGCAAAATAATTATAATAATGTCAGATGAGCTCTGACAGGTCTCAAGGTAGAAAACTCCTATTCTTCCCCATATTCGGAATGAATAGAAGCAATAACTTCAGACTTATAGAACTCATCTAATTTAATTTTTTTCTTTACTAGTTCTACAATTTTATTAGATATGATTAAAGGGACGTCATCTACAGATGAGGTGATATCTCTAATCGTTGTATACTGCTTCTCAATCTCCACATACATTTCTAAAAAAGATTTGTGGTCATGTGTACGATAATAAGTCGATTTGATAAACTCTATATCGTGATCAAGGTTATTAATAGAATTCTCTAATAAGTGAAGTACAGTATATTTATCTATACTATAATCTTCTTTCCTAATAGAATCGCCGTAGGGATCATGGTCTATAATTAAAAAAGGATTTTCTATATAAGGGTTGCTTTTAGAAGAAGAAGGAGGGCGAATATCCCCTTCTACATTAGACTTCTTATTCTCTTTATCCTCATCATCATCTTTAACCTCTCTGCCCTGAAACAACCCGAACACCTTAAATGCTCGGGTTATAAGATTAAATAGAGAGTTTACGGATAATAACTGTTTAACAAAGTCCATACCAATTACACCAAGTATAAATGGAGGGAGTGCAACTAATCTCTTAGAGTAATCGTCAATAAATGGATTTATCATTAATGAGATTACTACTGCAAATCCTATAACTACAATAGATTCTATAAAGTCTTTTTTAATATTACTTTTATCGAACCCTCTTCTAATAATAAGCTCTCTCAAGGTAAACCCTATGGAGGCAAAAAAGAAACAGATAAATATCTCAGCGATTGTAACTTCTAGCAAGAGTTGATTATCAAGATACTCCATAATTACATCTATGAGTCCTCCGTTTCTAAATTATGAGAGAATTGTAAGATATATTTATGAGAAATATAGCATCTAGTAAAGTATTTATTAGTCTTATTTGGTATTAAACCTTCCCTTTAGTTAATAGCTGATATTCACAAATATATCAGATCATTTTGTTCCTATATTAGGATCAATTTGTTTTTTAGTATTAGATTGTTCATTAACACTAGGAACGGATCCTGTATTTTCAGATCCATAAGATCCAGTAGGACTATTATATTTACTATTAATATATTTATTAGTAGTTTGCACAGCTGCCCCAACAGCTCCAGTATAAGTAGCAAATACTGGATATCCTCCCCAATCTATATTATTAACTAATAGATAGATTGAACCAATCATAAATGTTAGATAGCCTAAAAAAGCTATTAGACGAGTTAATGAAAACGTATTGTCCTCATAAAACAATTGCTTAAATAAGCCTTCTTTAACTTCTTCAGCCAATAGATATTACCTCCTTTACTCAGACTTTATTATGATGTTTTCAGCCCTCCTGCTGGGCTTAGTCTACATTTTAATAATATCATATGTGTTATTAAAAGTAAAGGACTTTTTGATGATGGATTATACAATCATCTTATTGGTGACAGTTGTATTTATTATAGGAATTTTGATTTCAACAATTTACTTTGAAAAGATGAAAAACTTACAAAGTGATCAACTGAATCGCCAGATTATAGAACTATTAGGATCTATTAATGACCGTAATAGTGATATGCATAAACAGTTTGTAAAAACTAAAAAGAAAGCCTATACTCTAAGTGAAGTTAGTAAAGAGGTTACTAATATAAAGCAAGATATCAAAAGAATAGAAATTGATATTAAAAATATTAATGAAGCAATAGATGCTCTCAATAATAAAGATAAGTAAAAAAGAGGATAGGCGATTAAAACGCCTATCCCAAACATTTTGTTAATACGACTTAAATTTTACTATATATAAAGGAGATAATACAACCTATGAGCAAAATGAAGATTACTCCTATTGCATATGACAATGAGAGTACTTATAGAGAAGATATGATCTCTGATACCGTATTCACGGCTAATACTCCATTTTTAATACTATCAAGCCAACCTATTCCAAAAAATGTGAATATATATTTTGAGTTTGAGATTACAGAGTATAAAGAGAATCCTTTATTTAGACACCTACCTTTATATGTAGGTATACATAAAGAACCATCTTCTGGTATATTTGCTACTGATTTTAGTTTAGGTAGTATTTACTATACTAGAAGACAAGACTTCGAAACCTATGAGCAATATAATAAGGCTTCTTATAGTGAACACTATAAAGTTCCTACAACTAAATCCAGACTCCCTATCAAAGGAACTATTATTGGAGTTGGAGTAAACTCTACAAGAAATCAAATTACTATTTATTCAGATGGAAAACCATTCTATTCTTTTAGGCCTAGAGAATTCAATCTAAATGAAGATGGGGATTTCTATTTCGCAATAGCATCTAAAGTATATGCTAATATAACTGGCAATATTAACTTTGGTACATATCCTTTAAAATATAGACCTGAAGGATATTGGGATATGAACCAATACTACGTTGATAGATATGTAATGAAAAAAGACCTTGTAGGTACTTTACAATTTACAACTGGTAATGATGAGGTAGATTATTATTATGCTAATAGGAGATCTATAGGAACTGATTTCCTTGCTAATATTAAAACTGATAATAAGTATGCTCCTCTTACAAATCCACATTTGAGAGATACTTATATCCAACCTAATCTTGGTCCATCTCAACTATATGATCCAGATAATAATGATGCATTTGTTATAGATTCTGAGCATCAAGATCCAGTAGATCATGCTTTCTTACCATATCCTATTCCTGTAGATCAAAAGATTTATTTTGAAATACAATGTAAAGAAGTGCCTATGGATAATGGTTATACTGGTATACCATTGACTGTTGGTATCACTAAAGTAAAAGATACTAATGATTATATGGGTAAAAAAGAGATAGGAAATAAATCTTTCTCTGTTGACTTATGGCATAAGATATACCAATACCATTATGCGAACGTTCAGTTAGGTGATAAAGAAATTCATTATCCTATAAGAACCGTTTATAATCCTATTCCTCCTATGCAGCCAGATATAATTGGTTTGATGATAGATCTTAAAGAACAAGAGATATCTGTATATACAAATCATAAGCTATTTATGAAAGCAGATTTAAAAGAGTTCTTAGGATATCCTGATGATACTAGAACATTTGTATCTAGTGAAAAACAACAATTGTTCTTTAATTCCAAAGATGAAGTATATCACCTATTTATCAAAGCAGTTCCAGAAGCATTCACTGGTAATGGTTATGTAATAGGAAACTTTGGAGAACCAGATAATCAAGCTCTTAGATATCCTACCCTATATGATAATAATGATATAATGACCTATTGGTATTATTATAATTATGGGATTAGATATCTAGCTGGTGGTGAAATGAGTTGTGTTATTACAACTCTTCCATATCACATAAACGTTGCTAAAACATTCACTGGTATGGTATATGTAAAATCTAAATATGATGGAAATGATCTAGACTTCTCTCCTGGTTTGAATATGATGTATAATAGCTATAATATCGTAACAGACACAGAACAAAGAGTCAACGTTCCTGATTTAAACCCATTTGAATTCAATGAACTTATTAATGGTCATAGATATACTGAAGATCCATATAGATATGATAAAGATCTTATTATATTTGGTTCTGTTAATATGAAAGATTCTGATCCTCTTCATAAGTTTATCCCTGTTAAACTAACTTATGATAAAAACTGGTTAGGTGATGGTGCTGGTCAAATTATCTTGACTTCTAAAGGATTTGAATTAGCAAAAAAAGAATTAGAATATCCTGTTGAGATTAACGGTAATTTTAATTATATTAATAGATTCAAGATTAATATAGTTCAATCTGATAATCAAAGGATTATTGTTACTTATAAAGGCAAAGAATATACATCTAATTTCGAAATCATGGGTGGAGATGAGATTGATGTAAAAATAATACCTTTAAATACTGAAGATAATAATGGAGCCTTTACCTATTATAGAACAGGAACTTTATCATATACTGGAGGAGTTCCTACTAAGGATATGACCATTTCTGCAACCCCTGCTGTATTGGATAAATTTATAGTAGGTATGATTCCTATGAATGTATCCTGGGCTCCAAAGGGTGGTAAACTTTTATATGATATTCATGATCATAAAGCAGAAGCTAGTATTCGTAGAAAGAAAATCAAATTCCCTAAAGAACTTTCTAAAGTAAGAGTATATTTTACATGGCATTTTGATAGTGATGAAAGAAGTCCATTAAGAAATGCTAGTAATGGTATTAAAAAACTCAAAACAATAAATAATGATTTTGAATTCTACAATAGAGAAAATTATGATTTGAGAAATGATAGATCTGATAAGGCTGGCGGTATTTCAAGTGATTGGGATGGCGGTGAGGTATCACACTTAAACGTAAAAGGTCTCCATTATAAAGTTGGAAAAGATGATGTTAATCATTTTGCTGCTAATGACTTAGTTATTACTGGTATTGGTATGAGTGATACTGAATATAATAACTGGTTTGATACAGATAAATTATCATTTGGAATAATACCATTCGATACATACGTTAATGGTGGAAAAAGAAATGAAGATGTTCCTTATACCACTATTGCAGTAACACCTGGTAAATTATATGATCTAATCTGTTTTGCTAATAAATACAAATCCAGAGGATATGGATTCTATATTTATTACGGATCAGATGTTACCGAATCTCCTAAGTACAGTATTTTATAAAATCATTGGAGTAAGGGATTATCCCTTACTCCATATCTTTGTCTATATATTATAATTCATCCATAGCCCTAGATCCAACAATTACTAGAGGGAAACTCATATTAGCATTAGAGTTTACAGCTCTACCATTCCTTTGGTCAATTCTCATATCATCTAATAAGAACTCACCAGGTCTTTGAATACCTGGAACAGATTGACCTGTTTGTACGTTTACTACATCAAAGTATTTTGTACCAGTAGCTTGATTATAAATAACTACTGTTTGAATATTAGGATCTTTTTCAGAAATCATCTTTCTTTGAACAGGAGTTAGGTTTCCAATATAATCATTAAATGCTTGATCTTCATTATTTGCAGGAATAATATTATTAGCATTTGCAGGTACGATATCACTCATATTAACTGTTGTAGGAGCTATACCACTACCAACAGATGCTGTCTCAACAATATTACCAGATAGATTTACACCAGTATTGATAGATTGAGGAGCTAATGCTTGACCAACTGTAGGTAACCCATATCTAGGAGCATTAAGTAATGCATAATATGCATCAGTAATAACTTTATCAGAGTTTTCATCCTTAACGTCTTTGAGTTGTTGTTCTCTTTTAAGAACAAGATCATTGATTTTATTACGAGTAGAGTTAAGCTCTCTAACAGCAGCGATCTTAGTATTTAATACAGTTACTTGAGTATTCATAAAGTTAGACATATGCTGAAGACGCATCTTACCACCATACGTTCTATTTGCTCTGAAATGATTCAATTCATCTTCTATGCTATTGTAAATCATTTCAGTTTGAGCAATAGCACCATATAAGAGTTTGCTATTATCAGCATAGCCCTTTTCAAATTCTTTTACTACAGACCCTTTACCAGAAGATTTCTTCTTGCCATCATCATCAAAATTTGTGTAAGTGATTACATTGGAACCATCTTTAGGAGGTCTTCCTGGGCCTCTACGTTTAGAGATCTTTTGTTCTGTAGAATCTATAATCTCAGCTTCTACAACTTTACTTTCATCTATTACATTATTAGAACTGAAACCATAAGTTCTATCTTCATCATGATCGTCTTCTACAGTGACGAATGTAACTATTTCTTTAGCCATAAGAGTTCAACTCCTTATATTTTCTATAATATCATGGGAAAATTATTTACTAACCTGTCAGAACCTTTAAAATAACTATTCAGTTGTATACTATAATTGTGTATATATCTATTTGACTTCTTTGTAATATTATTAATGCACTATATTATCAAGGGGAGATAGAAATATGCATTTATTATTCTTTGCATTTATCACTCTATTAAATATAATAGGGTTAATGATAACAGATGATATAGGAATATTAGGAACAATCTTTATTATATTAATAGGGACTGTAGGGATTATATTTAGTGATAGTATGGATACCTTACAAAGGTATGGTACTTTTAATAGTTCTATAAAGGTTTATAGACTAGGAGTTATTTTTTCTTGTGGTATAGAGGTTGTAATCTTTATATATACTATAAGTAGAATATTTATTTTATATTTTTGAGGGGTGTTATAATGAAAAAGCAAGAAGAAAATGTTGTGAGTAGCTGGTGGTATAATTATTCTGAGTGCTATTGGACAATATGCTTAGTCGTAACAATGGCAGTAATATTCTTACCAAAACTTCATTTTGAAGAATATATTGAAAAGCCTTTATTATATTTCTATGGGATATCAGTAGTATCTGTTGCATTGAAGTGTGCTATTAGACAAATATGCGGATTTGGAAGAAAAGAGATAATAGTAATAAAATGGTACTTTATTCCTATAGGAATATTATGCTTCATAATACAGGGAGTATTATTTATAAGCTCAACATTTCTAGCTGTTAGAGTTCTTATGATGAGTCTTGGTATCATATAATAAGTCGGTATGGGGTTATTCCCATACCGATTTCATTTTGAGAATTTCGGAGACTTACTTATAATAGAATTTGAATATTAGGAGGAAATAAATGACTTTAGAAGAGGTAATTGGCTATCCTAGAGGATCCAATTTAACAATAATGAACGTATTCTATCAAAGACCAACTAGAAATGAAGCTACTGGTAGATTTGATAGAGACTTTGCTATTATCATATTTAAAAATAATGAAACTGGCAAAAAAGAATTTAGAGTATATTATGAACCAGAATACACTTGGTATTTATTAAAGAAGGAATATCAAACAGATTACAATCTTCACTTTATTGAAAGAGAGAAAGTAGATCCAGTAACTTGTAAATATAAAGATATTAAAAAGTCTATAGCAATAGAGACTGGGAATGAAGATCTTTATAAACAAAATATGTATTCTGGAAATTATAGAATGAATGATGCATTCTTTGCTCATCCAAGAGCATTCTCTGCTGATATGAATATCTTGAATTATATTCGTAGTGTCTTTGCAGAACTATATCAAAATCCTGTATGTAATATTGATATCTTGTTCTTTGATATTGAATCTGATATTATCAATGCATTAAATCCAGACGTCATCACAATTGGTGAGTGTCCTGTAAATGCTATTACTGCATACTTTACTAAGACAAATACTTTATATAATTTCATCTTGAGAAATCCAAATAATCCACAGATTAAAGAATTAGAAGATGGGATGAAAGAAGACTTCAATAAATATACTGAAGAGGTTAGAGATTTCATAGAATATGATTTAGGATCTAAAGAGAAAGTATCGAAATATAAGTTAGATAATGTAGGATTATCGACAGGATTCTTTGATACAGAAGCTGAAATGATTATAGCTTTCTTTAATCTAGTGCATGAATTATCTCCAGATATTGCAGCAGCATATAATATCGCATATGACTTACCATCTCTTATATCTAGACTAGAAGCAAACAATATTGATCCAAAAGATCTTATTTGTGACCAAGATATTCCTATCAAGTTCTGTGAATATTTTGTAGATGAGAAGAATCAAAATGATCCTCAAGAACGTGGTGATTATTCTTTCATCTCTTCAAGAACTGTATATCTTGATCAAATGGTATCATATGCATCTAGACGTAAAGGCCAAAAAGCAATTGACTCTTATGCATTAGACTTCGTTGGTGGATTAGAATGTGGTGTAAGAAAATTAGATTATCATGATATTACTACAGATATCGGTAAACTTCCTTATATCGACTTCCATACATTCTGGTTATATAATATCATTGACGTTGTTGTTCAGGCTTGTATTGAAGCTCAAACAGAAGATTTCAAATACATGTTTAACAACGTAATTGAAATGAATACACCATATCAAAAGATCTTTAGACAAACAAACTATCTATCTACAAAAGGTGCTGAATTCTATAAACACCATGAAGGTGTTATTATGGGTAATAACGTAAATAGATTTGGTAAGAAACCTACAGAGAAGTTTGCTGGTGCGTTTGTTGCAGAGGCTACTAAGATTAGTAATAAGAATAGAGTTAAAGCTAATGGTATCTATATTTCCAAATTCAATAATGGCAATGACTTCGACTATAAACGTCTATATCCATCTTTGATGCAGGAATTTAATATGGCTCCTAATACTCAAGTAGGTAAGATCTTTATTGATGATGCACCATTCCAAGATCCATCTTATTTGAAACTAAGTACTGGTGGTACATTTACAGAGAATCTAGCATCATACAACTATATTGAGTTCTGCCATAGATGGGTAGGATTGGCAAACGTAGAAGAATGTATGCAAGATATTAATGAATTTAAACAGATTACAGATAATAGAAGATCTGTTGTTAACTTAATAAATCCTAATAGAGTGATAGGAATTCAAAGACCTATTCCTGAATGGGTTAAAAATAGAGTAGATGGTATGATTATGAGATTAGGAGAAAAATTATAATGATTAATAATGGAATATTTGAAATCACTATAGATTCTACTAATCTCTATGCAGCATTAGATGAGTCTAAAAACTTAAAGTCTGAAATAACTATTATTCCAGCATGGTTACTACAATCTTCTCCAGATACTTCTATATGCGGCATAAGTTTTAACTCTGTAGCTACTATAGGATATTTTGAAAAGATAAAAGATAAGATTCACATCCTTCCTATAGATTTAGGATTACATAATATTGCATTCTTATCTAAAGATCTAAATCCATTCTTTAAGTCTATTAAAGATAATGGGTTAGAAACTGATAATCTTATTCTTGGTTTAAAACAATATGATATGAATGGACAACCATTCGTTGCTTGTCATTATATTAAGACTCAAACAAAGCATGTAGTTCATAATGAAAGACAACCTCATACAAATAAGGTTATTACCACAGAACAAGATATCTTTGCACAAATGAATACTATTCCAGCAACAGAAGTTTTGAAGTATGTAAATTACTATTCATTCTATGCTTTTGAAGATCAATATAGTAGAGTAGTTTTAAAAGATTATGATTTAGATTCTGATGAAGAATTTCAAAATATAATGAATAACTTCAAAGCGTCTGATGGCATATTCGCTTTTACATTCAAAGACTCTAATGGAAATAGAAACTTTGAGTATATGAGTTATGTGAATAAATCAATGCTCAATATTGCTAAAGGCGATGCTACTACTATGGAGATTAGAGATAATCTAAATAGTCAAGGTGCTAATAGATTCTTGGTCAAGTATGATATCTATAAGAAATCTAAGAAATGTAAACTAACTGTATTATTTATGGCATTGAAATTTTAAGATAAGAATAACCCCATAGCTGTTATAGCTATGGGGGATATTTTAGTGGCAATGTTTTTTAATTCTTTCTTCTAAAGCTTTTAGATAATCCATCATAGCAACTAGTTGTCTACTAAGAATATCAAAATCTTCATGATCTTTATTTTCATCTAAGAATTTAGTTAATTTAGAAACACGTTCTTTAAGAGCAATGTGCTCATCTATCAGTCTAATTTTCCAATCTTCCATTTTGATTACCTCCTGGAATGATTAATATACTTATATTGGATTTATATTAAAGTCTTACCTTTCAATATTTTGGTAAAGTTCTGATTTTCGATTGTATACTATAATGGTGAATATATATTATATTATATTATCAATAAGGAGATTAAAAATTATGAAAAAGTATATTAATAGCTATGTGTTAATGATGATTGGTATGTTATTAATAATCGCTATTGGAGTTGTGCAGAATATGCACGAAAACCAAATGGCAGAAGAAAACGCTATTCAGCAGCAAAAGATTGTTGTTGAGCAAGGCCAAAAGGCTAAGCAAAACACGCAATGGAAATTGGACCATCATAATGGAACAATTCCAGCATATAAAGACTAGTTTAATACTAGTCTTTATTTTTTTTCATTTAGTAGCTTTTCCACATTAGGATAATAGAAAATATTCCATAAGAAAGGAAGTGTAAATATATGCCAATGGCAAATGAAATGACTAAACTTCTTAACAAGATTGAAAGACGTTTAGGTACAAGTCAAATGAATTTACCAGATTATCTCTCTAAAGATGTATGGGCTAGAGATGTAATCTGTAATGAAACATTAGATACATTCTCAAGATACTTTCCAAATAAAGTTCCTTATACATTAGGACCAGAAAATCAAAAGGGTGATTACTGGTTAATAGATGAAACTATTTGTGAAAGTCAAACTATTTTAGGTTGTGGAGATATTGATTGGCATAGATGGTCTGCTCATTTCCCTGGTCTTACATATGGTGGTGTAAATACTTATGATATGATGACCAGCTCTGTAGACTTTGGAACCTATGCTGATATTACTATGATGGCTGACCATGTATCTGCATTCTCTAATGGTATTTATGTAGAATGGATCCCACCTAATAAGATCCAATTAAATGTAGCCATCTCTGCTTCATTCCTAACCAAATTCCAAAGAGTTCCTATCTCCTTATTTGTAAAGCATGCTGATAATCTTAAAACCATTCCTCCTACTCAAATGGAGACATTTGAAAGATTAGCTACTGCTGACGTTGCTACATTCTTATATGAACAATTAAAAATGTATGATAACTTAGAAACAGTATATGCTAATGTAGATTTGAAGTTATCCTCATTAGAAGAAAAGGCTAGAGATAGACAGCAAATTGTAGAAATGCTTGATAACACATTTGTATCTGCTGCTAATAGAAACCAACCAGCAATGATGACGATTAACTAAAAAAAATAATAGATAATGATGTATATAACTTATTTATAAAGATATATAGAAAAGAGATCGGTAAATGAAACACTGATTATATACAATGGAGGTATTTACCTTTATCCAATAGAAATGGATGTTAATCACAGATGCTTTTTGATTTTCATAACAATGAAATCGATTAGTATTCTAACCAAATTCATTATGATTGCGGTTACAATCATTCTTAGAATATCAATATGATCCATAGAAATATCCTTTCTATCTCTTCTATATATCTTTAAACTTTAAAATTATTATGATCACAATTATTGTATATAATCAAAAAAGAAATTAAGAGAATGCAATTACTGCATTCTCTTGTTCTTGTGTGTATCGAAGTATGATGGAGACTCTGCTGGGAGGCTCATATCAAACATATTATATCCAGGAACTGGTCTTGGTAAGAAGTTTATCATAGTACAAGCATATTGATAAATAGAAAAGGTTCTAATAAAGTTCATAAACTGCAAAACAGTATTAAAACTCATACTAGATATATTTGTTTCATTACTTAAATATAGATCTACACAAGGCTGTAGATCTTCATTATATAGTTTATGAATACCTGGAGCAAATAATAGAAACTTATTATTACCACATTCTATAGTAGTTGCTGGAGCTTCTCCCAAATATAATTTTTTATTTCTAGACTCATAAAACAATTCTGGTTGTAATACGATCTTCTCTAAAGTTGGAAGTAAGGTTAATCTCATTAATTCTAATTGAGCACCTCTAATTATAATATTCTCTTTTGTACCAGCTTCTGTAGGTTTAATATTTTCTATAGTAAGATAAGCATCAAAATTTCTGTTTATCTTCTTTTTATTAAGACCTTCATCATCTGTATATTTTACTTCTCCATAATAATATTTCTTCCCTTTATTTGGATCCATATATCCGCCAGTATATAGAACCACGTTCATTTTAAGAATCGCATTCATTCCTAAAAACATAATCTTATCTTGAACTTTATTATATAATAATACGACCTCTTTCATACGTCGTTCATCTGCTGGTAGCATAAAAAATATCTCCCCTTCACCCTCAAATAATTTTCAAAACAGAATATCTGACCTCTAGTTATTTAGAGGTCAGACTTCTTGTTATTTTCTATTACTCAACGTAATTGGAGATATTGATTCCTATCATACCATCTTCATCAACCTGTATTCCAGAGCCACCTATTACATTATCATACTGAGGAGTTTGATAAGTTTCATTGACTAGTTTACCAGTTGGAATAGGCTCAGAAACTACTGGTGGAACATTTTCATTCTTTTCACCAATTAGTTTCATTCTAGGAGCAGCTGGAGAGCATTCTGGTGGAATCTCTTTTGGATCTAAAAGTACCTTTGTATTATATAAGGATTTATAAAGATCAATAGCATTCTTAGGGCTCATGATATAGATCTTTCTATCATTAGTAGCGATAATAACTTCATTAGTTACTTTACTATATAAAGCGAATCTATTCTCATCCATATAGAATGGTTTAGTTATGATCATTTTATCTTTAGAATCAAACATGTCTGGGAAGTTTACTTTAAGACATGTAATAATTCTTTTCAATCTAATCATAACTGCATTATATGCATCAGATTGAGCCTTAGAGCTATCTTCTTTTGTAACCATATCAGTCAAGAATGTAGGAAGAGACTTCTTATCAATGTATTTAAAGATTTCTTGTCTATCATTCTCTACTAAACCATTATCGGTATAATCAGATACCATAGATAAGTCTGCAATAACATCGTCTTCACTAATAAGTTTATAGAACTTATTTGCCTTTGTATCTTCCATAGCAGCCTTATGAGTTCTATACATCATAGACACACTACCAGATGGAACGAATTCCATAGAGTTTCTAAGATCTTTAGTAAATGCGAATGCTCCTTCTTGAGCATACATTTCATTTACTTGTTCCTCAAAGACTGTAAATACTTTGACGAACTCATCAAACATATCTTCATCTTTTCTAAGAGCTGCAATGTCATCATATTTTTGAGCATTAACAATCTTAGCAGCTTGAATCTCAGATTCTCTGATCAATCCAAATAAGAAGTCTGGATCGATAATAGAAGCTACAAATAAAGGAATAGGATTTGTTATAATTGCTTCTCTAAAATACTTAGTATAATTACGGAAGCAGTTCTCATAATATTCTTCATCTACGTTTGGATTGATATTGTATAGCCTTCTCATCTCAATATTGGAAGTCAACCAACTATCTGTTTTCTTTCTAATAATCGGTTTCCTAGAAACCTTATAACCATTTTCTATTAGGTATTTGATTTGATCTGGTTCTGGTAATTGGAAAGAATGAATATAGTCTAATATATTACCATTTTCGACATGACCAGCTCCCCATAATCTTACAATACGCATTAAGTCTAATAGACTTGTTGGTCCTAATAGCATTAGTTTATTTTTTGTCATAGGAATATCTAATACATTATTAGATTCTTTGGCTATCCATTCAATTGGCTTTCCAGATTCAATCCATTGCAATCCAATTGGAGCTGTATTAAAACCTAGATTATGGAATAAAATTGAATTATAACCAAAATCACTCAATGGTTCAAAACCATTTATATCATCTCCTTGTTCACGATGTAAGAGACGAGAATAAGAGGATACCCGTACTGGGTATCCTCCTAAATTAATTGTAATAAATTCATTCATAACTTGCACTGCCCTTCAAATTTCTAATCTTCTTTTTCTATACTTACAGCATCTACTATAAACTCAGGCATATATCCAACATCTAATGCATTGATATTGCCATAAATTAAATACTCATCAGTTTCAGTCACTACAGACCATCTAGTTATACTAGTTGATTTAGTAAAATCTGAAATGTATAAAGTATTATTGCTTAATTGCACAGCCGCTCTTTTATCAAGAGTCATAGGAGTTCTTCCACTAATATTAGGAATCATTCCAGAGAAGAATCCTGTTAATGCTTTTAATGTATCATATTTTACAATTGTTCTAAATGATGCTTCTTTTGGATAATTGATAAAGGTATCTTGTAATTTATCCTCAATATCTGCTACAATTTTATAATTATAACTTCTGATTTTAAATAATGGAATATATACTGGACCAAAATCATCTTCTGTAGGATCGCATGTTTTTAATAACACGACATGAATAAAGTTAGTATCATCTGATAGATCTTTGATACGATTTTCAAGAGTTGATGTCAAAGGAATATAACTAACTCTAGCCAAATACAATTCTAAATTATCAAAAGCCTCTTGATCTGGAACATCGATGATTCTCATACCATCAGTATCATTATATCCTCTTAATATAATTCTAGCAATCGCATTTTTTAATTCATATCGATGCTCTTGTAAAACAGATGCAACTGCATCTAAATATTCATTGCTGATATTATTAGACAACTTACCGATAGTCATTTTATCATACTCGTTCAACTTAAATAGAGGTCTTCTATCAAATCCTTTGAATTCTGGATTGGTCAAATCGATATCATCACTGAAATATTCATTTTCATCAACAGCGATAAAGTCATGATCTCTATTTTGCTCTAACTTGGTTAACTCTTTAAAAGAACTAGATAACACATCATATTCTAATCTCTTGTATAATCTAGATAGTGGGAAATTTCTATAACCTCTATCACATGGGAAATCCCAACTATCTTCAATTTGATTTACTAAGAAGGATCGAATATACATTTTTTCTCCGATATGCAATTTAATATCATCATCATAATCAGAGAAGCTTTCTATTTTGTATTCTTCATTAGAAAGCATTTTACCAAATTTAGAATAACCAATCATTTCTGGCTTGATATCATTATGAACAAATGCCCAAGCTTCATCCTCATTAACGATACGATCACTGCAAGTATCAAAGAAAATATCTCCTAAACTTCCTACCACTACTTGATCAGATGGACCATAATTCATAAGAATAATTGGTGTTAGATATGGCAACTTGTTTGCAATGATTAGATGATAATCATTGTATTTAATACGGTCTTCATCTTCATTATATCTAAAATCTAAATATGTAAGAAGTTCAGATCCTAGAAGATTGAATCCTTTTTCTAAAGAGCTCATAATACTAGGAACTTTTTCATTTCTTTCATCTTTTGGATCTAATAGTGGTTTGATGTAAATCTTTCTACCATCTTCAGATTCATAGATGCATTTATCTTCTACAGAACTTGCAAAGATTGTAAAATGTTGAGATGGGATAATTCTATTATCTCCACTTTTTGTTCTTCTATATAAAGTCTTTCTTGAATATTCAGGAATAATAAATCCAGATACTTCTCCTGAATGGCCTACCATTTCCTTAAAGCTTACTTGTGTTTGGATCATTTTCGCTACCTCCAAAATAAAAAATATTAACGCATAAATTCAATCACATATATTTGAAGTATGTTCTTCATAATTATAGTATATAATTATACAAAAATTTGTAGAGAGGGATAACCCCTCTCTACTTATTCTATTCTAAATGCTAAATCTTTATATTCTAACGCAATATATGTATGAGTAGTAGCATTATCATGTACTTTTTTAAATACTAACCTCATACCATATTTATTTCTAAGGATATTTAATACCTCAGTCTCTGATTCTGTTTCTGTTATTAAACACTTTATAGAATCTAATGCTAATTTAACCTCAGCTTCAAGTTTAGAATTATATGCATTGATAATCTTCTTAGCTATAATTCCTGCCATAACTTCTGCTTCTATTCCTATAAGCATTATGACCTCCTAAAATTGAAGGATATTTGTATGAGTTACATTCTTACTATCCATCTTACTAATACCAAGCTCTTCTAATGGGAAGTTTCTTAGATTTGATTGAATGATATCCGTATAATTAATGAATGGAATTATCCAGTCAGGGATATCAATATTTGATGGAATAGCTATAGAAGTGATACCAGCTTTATAGTTTGGATCTTTTAATAACTCATTAGCTCTCATACAATGTTCTGGATGAGATTTCGCTATCTCATTAATATTCTTAGTAGTAAGATTGGTCTTAATAATAAGAACACTATTACGTTCTTCTAGATTAATACCTTCTTCAGATCTATCTTTGATAGTATTATAAGCATAAGCAGCTTTAATACCTTGAACAGCCATTGGATTTTTATAGAAGTTCATAGATTTGATACGAGCAGGTTTGTGGAAGTCTTTACTTTTATTTTTTAGAGATTCATAAATTTCTCTTTCCAATACAGTAAACTTTTTAACCAAATCTATTTGATCTATGAATGAGTTTCTTAACACATCATATTCTAGAATTTGCTCTAGTCTCTTAGCTGTAGATTCTGGAGTACCAACTTTGCTCATAGGCATACCTTTAATATCCATTTGTTTATCTTCTGGAATAAGATTGCCTTCTTGAACTAATTGAAGAGTGGAGTAATTCTTTTTACCCTTTGTAAGTAATAGAGATTTGAATAAGAACTCATTCTTCATAATAAGTAAGCAATCTCTATCTTCGGCATATGTATTATAGTTTTCACTAAATAGAATCATATAGTCTAAGATAAGTTGGCTTACTACATAAGACATGATATCTACAATACTATATCTTAGAGAATCTTCTTCGATAACAACTAATGGATATTTCTTTCTCTTAGCTTCTACCAACTTACTATCATAGAAATCATATTCATATTTAGGCTCATTACCTCTGTATTGCATAATAAGCTTATCAGACTCTTCATCTATTTGAGCTTGAGTATATTTAATCTTCATAGGAATACCTATTGTATATTTTAATACAAATTGATACCATTCATCTAAAGATATGATGCAAGAATCTGTATCTGTAATCAATACAATATCACGTTGCATTTCATATACTCTTGGAAGTTTATCTATAAACATATGGCGGTAATAGATATATTCAAAGACTAGATCTTTAAATAACTTCAATTCATAATCAATAGTTTCTGGAACTTTGTTTGGGTCTAGATATGGTTCTTCCATCTTAGTAAGCATTTGAAGAATTAGATTGATAACTCTTCTATTCTCACAGAATTTATATAAGTTATTCTTATAATAAACTATATTAATGCATCTTTGATCTAGATTACAAATGGTATTCCAAATAGCTTCTCTTGCTTCTTGAGATGGAATCCAGTTTTTAGTACCACAAATATCAATAATACGAAGATAACATTCTTCTACTGTGATATTTTTATCCAATACATCCCAGTCATTGAACTTAGAGAATCGTTCTTCTTTCTGATCATTTACAATATTATCAATATACTGCAATACCTCTGTAAGAGATTCAAATCTCATATTATTACCTAGAAGACCTTCAAACATTGTAATTGATGCGGAAATACAACCACGACCTTGACCAGTTATCGCGGTACACAGATAAAGGTTATAGAAAATACTGCTATACTGACCAGCACAACCATACAATGCATTTGCAGATACTTTGTAATTCAACTGTTTAAGATTCCATGCATTAAACTGCTCAGATCCTTTAGGATATTTCTTCATTTCCTTTTTAGCTTCATCACGTTTATCTGCTAGATATTGAATCAAATTATAGAATGGATTCTTTACAGAACCATGTTTACCAAACAATACCCCTTCTGTTGTCATGATTGCCTTCTTATTAAGAAGATCATTTGCTAGTTTAATGAAATCCATATTAACTTCAGTCTTTGTGTAGTTATTATGCAATCTAGCAGTACCAGCTTTATATCTTTTATTAATACTATAATCTATAGCATCTAATATTTCCATTCTAGATAACTTAGGACATACACGTTCCATCACATAAAGCATTGTCTCTTTATATTTTTGAATTGTTATACCTTTCGGCATATCAATATTATTTTGCATTTAGTTTCCTCCTCTATATATTTATTGCCTATTAAGGTGTTTAAATCCTACTACATTTTAATAGTATATAACTAGATAAGTGTTTATGCATTTGATATGAGGAACATATTGGTAAACTCCTTGTGCGAGCACATATATCGCACACATTTAGAGTTATAACTCAACTTTTATTAACAATTTACTATCCTAGGAGGTAAAAGAATTATGTTATTTGACAAAAACGAAGGATTCGTAGTTAATGAATCCCATGAACCTGTAGTTGAATCTCATGGTGCTGGTATCGTTGATCAAGACGCTTTGTTGGAAAACATGTTGATCGATCAAATGAACCGCATGACTGACGAAGAATTTAGTGCTTACACTGAATCCGCTGACTTCCAAAACTTGGTAGAAGCTGGTGTATTGGGTCGTCGTTCCGTAGTTAAAATGACTCGTAAAGATGACTTGAACCGTCGTATTCACTTGGCATCCATTCAAATGGCTCGTGAACAAGGTGATGCTGATTGGGAAGCTCTTCGTAAAAACCGTGTTAATGAACGCCGTTTGTTGAAAAAGATCTACACTAAATATGCTAACCGCGTACGTCGTGATGCAATGCAATCTCAAAAACGTCTTATCAAATTGACTCCAGACGCTTTCAACTTCAACAAAATCGGTCGCTAATATCTGTTTATTGACCACCTCTTAAAATCTAAAAATATCTACACAATAAGACTACGGATTCATTTCCGTAGTCTGCCTTTTTGTGTCAATCTATATTTTAAATATACACTATAAAAGTGGTAGTAGATTTATACAATCACGTTTACAACCTTATAAGGTTAAAAGTGATTAATTTAAGGAGGACAAAATGCAAGAAATGCAATCCGTTAGTAACTTCACTAATTATTACATTTATGCGGAATTAGTGAAAAAAGGGAAACTAAAAATTGATACTCGTGCCATAACGAGAGATAATTGGAATCACCATTTTCAAGGAATATTAAATATTTTAAGAGATGGTATCGAAACACCAGCAGTACAAGGTTTATTTGTAGAACCTTTCTTCGAAGGGAATCAAAGTCAATCGGTTGAACTTAATATCATGGATTATTTATTGAATCTCATGATGTGGTTCCCGATAGTTTATATAGAACAAACTATCAAACCAGAGCACTTATTTTTTGAGAAATTCACTACTGCCGATGCTATCAAAGCATATATCGATAAGAATATAATCGATCCAAATAAAATCTCTATCGAAAATAAGTTGCTTAATAATGCTATTGCTGATACAGTATATCATTTCTCTTATATTGATGAATTTGCTTTATTCTTAGCAAACACTTTAAATTTAGAAGATGATATTGATATCATGCAAAAGAGTAAAGATTACTTTAATCTACTACATGCCGATCTTAGCAATGTTCCTATTGGTGAAGTAAAAGATAAAGGTATGGAATTAGTACATGATGCTATTGATAATTACATTATGAAATCTAATGAAATCGTAGGATATGATCACTGTCTCAAATATGCTTTTGGTGCTCAAGAGGGTATCAATATTAGACAGTATAAAGAAAATAATATCAATATTGGCACCAAACCAGATGGTCAAGGGTCTATCTATCATGATATTATTAATAGCTCTTATATTAATGGTGGTTTGAATAATCTAGTTGCTCAATATATTGATAATGGTGCGTCTCGTGTAGCACAAATCATCTCCAAAAAGAACGTTGGTGAATCTGGTGGTTTCTCTCGTATTCTAGGTTTGAACAATATGGATACCCATATCCATCCAGATAAAAATTATGATTGTGGCACAAAGAACTTTGTTCATATTACAGTTAAGGATAAGAAACATCTTTCAATGCTTGATGATAGATATTTCCGCTTTGAAAGATATGGTCTTGAATTTAAGATCAAGAGAACAGATTATGGTTTAATAGGACAAAAGATTTGGTTAAGAAGTCCTATTACTTGTAAATCTCATGCAGAAGGGCATGGTGTATGTTATAAGTGTTATGGCGATCTAGGTCATACAAACAAAGATATTTCTATTGGCCGTATTGCTACAGAATTGATCACTTCTCAATATACTCAAAAACGTTTATCTGCTAAACATTTGCTAGAAACCGTTATCAAGATTATTAAATGGGTTCCTCAATTTAATGACTTCTTTGAAGTAGCAAATGTAAATGAAATTTCTCTTAAAGAGGATATCTTTAAGAATAAACAAATGTCTGGTTGGAAACTTAGAATCAAGACACAAGATATTCAATTAGAAAATGATGATGAATTCTTTAAACATAGATCCTTCTCTGATGATATGCATGCATCTGAAGATGATGGTCCATTTGTAGATCAATTTATCAATAGCTTTGAAATTATTACTCCAGATGATGAAGTATATACGAAAATAACTGCTGTAGGAGAGGATGGAAATCCTATTGATGAGAAATTATATATTTCTAATAAATTAGCTGCTATGATTTCCAAAGCTATTGAAGATGAAGATATTGTCATTGATAATATCGATGTAGATATTCCATTGAATGAATTACAAGACATTGAATTATTCTTATTAAAAATCCAAAACAATGACTTGGGTAAATCTCTTGATATCTTTACAGATACAATTAATAAGAAAGCCGTTACTAAATCTTATGATAAAGATACAATTGTAGAAGCATTACAAGATGCAGCTATCCAAGGTGGTGTAAAATGTCAATCTATCCATCTAGAAACAATAATGGCCTCTCAGATTTGTGCGGACACGAGCAGATTAGAGATGCCTGATTGGTCAAATCCCGACGCTAAGTATGAGATCTTAACCCTCAATGAGGCCTTAACGGATAATAAGTCTGTAATCGTATCTTTGGATTATCAGAAGCTTGCTAAAGCTTTATTCTATCCATTGAATAAGAAGAAAACAGCTCCTAGTATTCTTGATCCATTCTTTATGGATAAACCTAAGAAATTCCTTAATGCTCAACATGAAGTATGGGCTGAGGTTAATAAACCTAAGATCAAGAAAGGTGAATGTCCTATTGCATTCAATCATGATCATAAAGGTAAGAAAGCTCCTAGAGATATTAAAGCATTCTTAGCACCATTTAGAAATGAACCTAAGACTGAATTAGACTAGAATATGTGGTAAAATATCTGTGATACCAAATGTGGGGTAGGGATTGATTTCCCTACCCCTATTCTTTTTTTGTAAAATTCGATTATTTCAGTTGTATACTATAATAGTGAATAGAAGAAAGTGAGAATCTATTCAATTCATTGTTTTATTATATTTAATTCAAGGAGAAAATAACAATGAAATTCCAAATCACATTTACAGAAAAAGAGTCCATGGTATTAGCTAGTTTGATGCATAAGTTTGACTTTGAAGGTAATATGCGAAAAGTTGACTTGGCTAAGAAGTACCGCGAAGGAAACTCCGCGGGACACTTCGAATATTCTGGATTGTGTAAAGATGGTGGCAAAACCACAATCGATTTCGAAAGTCATGAAAAATTGACATTGGCTGCGGCAAGTGTATATGAAAAATATTCATATACAATTAATGGCATTGTATGTACGCTTAAAGGTTTGGCCTTAAATGTGAAGTCTTTAATCAAGAATTTCAATCTTGATTACAAGACAGAATTAAACAATGCATTCAAAGAAATCGAAGATGAAGCAAAAGCTGAAAAGATTCGCAAAGAAGCTAAGGCTAAAGCTGAAGAAGAATTCAAAAAGAAATTCGATCGAATCCGTAATATCGAAAAAGAAGACAATGACGATGATGAATTATACTAATCGTTAGTCTTCAAAAAATAAAGGTGGATCAATTCCTGGCGGTTAATATCCGCCTTTATTTTTTTGTTTTTAAAGGTATTTTTCTGGGTTACTACTCATAAAAAGAACTCTAGTCAGATAACCTGACTAGAGTCTGAAGTGGTATTATTTTTTTATAGGTTAATTTTTGAAAAGTATTAGAATTAATCGTAAGGTATTATAATGAAAAAGTTCTTCTGATCCACAAAAGTGTTGCCAATTGTGAATGGTCCCTCAGAGTAAGCAAGCAACTCTTTAAGGAGGTATTTTACTTTTAAGGAGAGTAATAGTTAAAAGTAACAAGTTAACAAAGGCTTATTATTTAAACAAAGGAAAGAATAATACCACCTCATCTAAATGTCAAGACAATTTCAGCTATAATTATATATTATAATTGTGAAGTATTATATATTAATTTTAAGGAGGAAAAATAAAATGTTTGTATGTAATATTTTAGACTCTAGGAGGATATTAGATTGCAATGATCTATATCTAAATGCAGATCAAATGGTATATTATTTGCAGAATCAGATGTTATCATTCGCTTTTAAAGCAGATAGTTTTAAAAGAGATGGGACATTGATAGACGAATATGACTTTATTGATACAATGGTAACCAAAGTAGCAAACTATCTAGGGCAGATTCTATTTGATGGGAGTTTTATTTATGGTCATATCATCTTCGATTCTATATCATTAGAAGAATCGGATGGAAGAGAACTTATTAAAAAAGTCTTGAGTGAAGAATTCTTTGAGTTCTTTAAAACTCACTTCAAAAGATTTTACGATGTGCTTTATTCTAAGAAGTATTTCGTAAAAGGAGATTTTAAGTTCTTAGAGAATCATATTAAATCCATCATAGTGTATTATTATGGTGAAGATATGAAAAGATTCTGGGAACCAAAGTTTGTAGTAGAATAATAAAAAGGGGTACAGGGAAAATGATTAGATTTAAATTAAAAGTAACGAACAAGAATAAGAATACTGTCGAAAGAATTCAGGATTATACATTTGAACCAGAGATATTTTTACAAGGATTGATCAAAGCTTTTGTTTTGTTAGATAAAAGATATTATCTTATTGAATATCAAAACTCTCCAAAGAATATGATGGTGGAGGTTGCTAAAGTTATAGCAAAGGTATTGAATAAGAAAGATGTATATGGATTTTATTTTACATCATCGACTGGAATGCATAGAAGCCATATTCTAAATGTAACATTTGCTAGAGGTGATGAAAATCTTATATTAAAAGAAGCTTGTAAATACTATAACTTCAAACTTAAAGATTTCAAAGCCGTATATGTATTCTGTAAACAAGCTATTATCCTAAAACAGGAATTAGGATTAAACGCAATGAATGTCGCTAGAGATACTAATGCAGAATGTGTAAAATTATATGGAAAGAAGTTGGAAAATATATGGTAGTGTTAATGATAAAAAGTGAATATACCGATCTAATGGTTCCTAATAATGTTGGGGTGGAAGACTTCTTTGATATGATCCAACCAACATTAAAAACTGCCTTTGAAACAGCTGAATTCAAATGTGAAATTAATAAAGATTCAGTTGGAATGAATAGGGGTAGAAGGGCTGATGAAGTATATTTCCAATTAGGGGTAACTCTGCATGAGATACTTTATAACCAAAAGAGATTTACATTGAGCAGTGGACAACCTGCATATTGTGATGGTATAAGTAATATAGAAAGCAGCACAATAGTAGATTACACAGCAAAGGAGTTTGTAAAACTAGATCCAGCTAAGTTAAAACTAGTTATGAGAATAACTCCAAAATTTGAAAGGAAATTTAAGAAAAAATGATTAATTTTTATCATAGTGAACGCAAAGAATTTTTAGCATTGAGTCCTAAATCATTCTATGCGATGACTGAAGTATTGTTTAAAAAATGTCGTACTATGACAGATACATATTACAATAATGCTAAAGAGCTTAGCAAGATTTTATATAACAAAAGAATCGACTTCAAAAATGAAGATAAAGAGTTTGTGACGTTCTCTAAAATAATCTGTACTAGAGAAGATAAAATGGATCTTATAAAAATAATATCCAAAGATCTTGGATTGGATAGTCAAAAGCTATTATTATCTTTAGAGGTTCATCATAGAACTATGAAGGAAATAGAAAATGTCATAAAGACTCTTAGGCCTTAGTAAAGAGAATAGAGAGCAGAATTGATCTGCTCTCTTTATTTTTTTATCTATAATCTTGGTTGTATACTATAAATATGAGAAATGAGACGATATAGTAATCGAATTTAAGGAGAAATATAATGAATAATGTAAATAGCAAAATAGAAATGCGTAAAACTACAACCATTATCCACAACTACGAACCTGGTGATAATGAGTTTATTGAACGTAAATTCTCAGTATACAACAAAGCATATCATAGATTAGAAGCTAAGGGTATGTATTATGATGCAGAAAAGAAAGATTTATATCTTCCTGCTGGTATAGAGCAGTATTACATAGAACGATCTTTTGGTAGAGATATCTTTCATAAAGTAGGTCCTGATAAATTTGCTAGAGTAAGTGGAGTAAAGTTAAAATATACTCCAAGGGATGAAAAGCAAAAAGAGGCTATTAAATTCTGTTTAGGAATGCCTCCATATGAAAAGAATGAAAGAGCTGCTCAGTTACAAGTAAATTTGAACACTGGTGTTGGTAAAACATATGTAGCCATAGTAACCTTTGCATATCTTTCTATGAGAACTATGATGATCACATCTTCATTAGATTGGATAGACCAATGGAGAGAAAAGATCAAAGAATACACTAATCTTAGAGATGATGAGATTTATACTATAGCAGGTGTTGGATCTATTGCCAAACTTATCAATGGTATGAAAGATGTATCTAAGATTAAATTCTTCTTATGCTCTCATAGTACTATTAAGTCATTTGCTAAGAAGTATGGTTGGGATATGGTATCTGCTCTATTTAGAAGATTAGAAATTGGTGTTAAGATATATGATGAAGCACATTTATGGTTTGATAATATCTGTATGATTGATTTCTTTACAGACGTAGCAAAGACTTATTATCTAACGGCTACTCCTATTCAATCTGATTTCTTTAATAATAGAATATACCAAACAGCTTTTAAAACCGTTCCATCTATTGACTTGTTTGATGAAGATAAAGATCCTCATACTAGTTATATATCGATGCTGTTTAATTCTCATCCTAAAGCAACAGATATATCAGCTTGTAGTAATATCTATGGATTTGATAGAGTCAAATATACTGAGTATCTAACATTCCAAGAAAACTATTATAAGATACTTAAGATACTAATGGTTATGATAGAACAAACAGTATCACCACAAGGCAAAGTTCTAATATATATTGGAACTAATTATGCTATCATGAGAACCTATTATTGGATAAAGTATTATTATCCTAATTTAAGTGTAGGGTTATTCTCATCATTGGTTCCAAAAGAAAGTAAGACTAAAGAGCTTAATAATAGAATTATTCTTACTACTACTAAATCAGCTGGTGCTGCATTAGATATTCAAGGATTAGAAATGACTATCGTTCTTAATGAACCATTTAAATCTCAAGTATTAACAAAACAAACATTTGGTAGGACTAGAGCTCATAATACAAGATATGTAGATGTAGTAGATGTTGGTTTCTCTACTCTAAAACATTATTATGCTTCTAAGAAACCTCTATTTAAAAAGATTGCAACAGATTGTGTAGAAATACAATTATCAGATCATGATATCAATCAAAAGCTATTAGAGATTGAAAGAGAAGAAAAGAGAAGATTACAACTTATACAAGATAGACCTAATTTGAAACAAGTAGTTGAATTGACAAAAGAAGCTGGAGAAGGGAATTAATCCCTTCTCCAATTCTTTGTGCAGTAAATTGAAATTTTTCTACAAGTATTGTGTTTCTATGTCATAACATACATTTTGGTCAAAGTTTACACCACGGTAACTCAATAGAATCATAAAATGTACAAAAATGAACCTATCATCTTTTAATTAAGCAGTTTCTAAATTAAGCTAGTGTTCTTTCATTACAGTTTTATATAAAAGGTTTGATGTATTGTCATTATACATTCTTAATATTGGTTACTTGAGGTAATGAGAATACTGTTTAAATTTAGACCACAATTATCCTTGATTTGTTGTAACAAGTTTTGTGTGGAAAAATAATTATTTATTTTTAATACCGTGCTCTTTATTAGGATTTTGATTAAAATCTGATAGGATTTTATGAAAGAGACCAACTAAGGAATTGCTGTAAAATACTTTTTGGAGAAAGTTAAATGTTACGATACTATTGTAGTTGGAAAAGTATGTGAAAAAACTCACAATAGTAGGTCATAATATTTAAGAGAGTTTAAGGTGAAGCTAAATATTGAATATAATGTATAGAGCATTTTCTGATTAGAAAAACTTTTTGGTCTAATTTATACTCACCTTAAAAATGTATTTTCATACAACACTATTTTTTTTTATTAAGTTTTAAATCTCTTTCATTATTATTTAGTTAGAGTTTTCATTTAGAATTAATATTGGGCTCCACCCATATCTCCTCCATCCATACCAGCGGATACAGGTTTATTAGCAGCTGTTTTAGCTTTAGCCTTGTCAGCCATTGCATTAATCTTATCCATTGGTAAGAAGGAATCATAATAGTATTCCATAAGAAGAGAAGTAAATGCCAATTTCTCTTGTTCATTTTGAGAGGAACCAAATTTCATTTGAACGATATTTTGAATCAACTCTTGAGACATAGACAAGATTTGAGATGTATTAGTAAAGTTCAACATGATTGGAGGAGGAAGCTCTACTTTAACAATAGAGTTTGTATTGTATTCATATTGATAGAGTTTAGTATAGATAGCAGATAAGATTGGCTCATATAATTTTTGTCTAGCATAAACCTTAATAAGGAATCTAGCATTACTCATAGTAAGATGGGTAGCAGTAGATTCTTGATATCTACTGTTTACCATTTCCAAAGAAACACCTGTTTGGTTTACAGCCATTTCTTCTAGCATATTCATAAACTCTGTTTTAACTTCTACGTTTTGACCAGGCATAATTTCAAAGCTTACAGGAGATTCACCATTAGCATTTTGAGGAATTACTAAGTCATTAAATCTACCAGTAACGTTCATGATATTATTCATATTTTCAATCTGACGTAGATTGAAGTTAGAACGTTTAATTTGGTTAATTACATTAAGAAGTACTGATGTGATATTTGTATCGATTGTTTGTTTTACATGATACAAGCGTTTATCATATCCACGAGTTAATAATGCAATTGTATTAGAGATATATAAGCAAGTATATAATTTAGCTGGGAATAAGGATTTAACAATATCAGATACCCCACGATGAGTTTTCTTATTCAATTCAAAATAAGAATGAATAATATCAGATGGTGGGATAAAGCTGATACGAAGTTTAGTAGTCTTACCATTATTATCCGCATTATATTTCAATACAGTATAGATCTCTTTAGCAATATCTTGATTAGAGTTAATGAATTTCTTATCAATTCTTTGAGCAATCTTTCTAGCGATTTTCATAAGAACTTCATTATCTTGAGTAGAAGTACCGCCGTTTGCTTCGTTTTCCCTAGCAGTTCTTCTAGGTCTCATACCACCTAATGTAGAGGTAAATGTCATTTGTTCTTCTGCATTACCACCATTAGGATCATTCATTTCAATATAATAATATCCTAAGCAGGTATTATTAATATAGATAGGTTTTACTCTATCATGTTCTAAGATCTCAAATACAGCACCAGGAATTTCTAACTGTTCTGCATCATTAGCTTTTGTTGGTTCATCTAGATCTTTTAATCCATCATCAGCTAAACTAGTAGGACCTTCTAAAGTTCCTCCTTGAGCAGCTTTCTTTAATTTTTTATTAATATTTTTAAAATAAAGAGAGTTAGAAAGATAAGCATTGCGTGCAGAACCAAGCGACTCCTCACCAAATAGAGAGACTGTTTCACTGAAAATGCGTCTCATATTACATTCCTGAGCAATGATACCTGGAATTACTCCTGTTTTGTTTATTTCAATATCTAATCCAGAATATTCGATATTATTAGATTTTAATCCTTCTAAACTTGAATCGGATAAAGTAGATTCAGATAAATCATATAATTCTTGAGCTCCAAATGATTTTAGTTTAGATTCATCAGTATCTGTATATCTAAAACTTAAAGTCTCATTAATAGATTGCAATCCTTCATTAATAGATTCTTCTGTAAGAATTCCTTCTTCGGATAGCAAGCTTGCTCCATCTGTTCTAGCAATAAGTTTTTCTAGAGCTTTTTTGTATGGGACAATATATACAAACTGTTCACCATATTTTGCTGTCTTAGAATATAACTCATTTCTAAAAGCTTCTAAATCATATTTTCTAGCAAATAGTTCTAAGTCAGAACCATCAGCTTCTGATTTATTATTGTTATCATTCGTAATTCCAGCACCAGCAACATTTTCGATACTAATACGAACAGCATCATCGTTAAAGTGGTCTGCAGATAATACGTTATCTTTTTTAATATCTAATGCCTCATCAAGTTTAGGCATATATTTACAAACAGTATCGATTTCTCTATCTAGATCTCTAACCAAAGCATTTTGGGAATAGATATCCATGATATCTGCCAATACTGTTTCATCTTCTAATGCAGATCTGATTTCATTAAGGGAATCAGTATCATTTCTGGCTAATGTTCTAGCATAGAGATCAGCCATATTAGTTCCGCCATTTTGAGCTTTGGCTTTATCAATAAGACCTTCTAAGTCATCATCCATCTTACGTTTGATACTATCAATATATTTACTATTATCATTATTCGTAAAATATGTATTCTTATATAGGTCATCAATGTTAGCTTGGATACTACCAGCAATTTTCTTATTTGTATCCATGCTTACAATAGGTAGCTCATCTGGTGTCGGAGTACGTCTTCCTTTTTTATTGTCGTCAGCCAATGATTTGTACCTCCTAAAAATAAAATGTCGATTTTAGCAATAATTACCTTAATGTACCGGGGATACTATTTAATCACTTTGACATAAAGAACCTCTATACCGCCGAAACGGTATAGAGGGATAGATTGTGTATTATTAATCTTAGATAGTAGATTTAAGGTTAACAATGCTATCATATGTTGGGGAATCTGCAACAGTAGCGTCAGCAGAACCAGCATATACTTCAACAGCTGCTTCAGGATGCAAGGATTTGTTGAGGATATTGTATCCGAATTCCATTTCATCGAAGCAAGTGTGTTTGTTAATGAAATCTAAGAATTCCACTGCACGTTGGTTTACAATTCGACCAGGAATTGGGAAACCATTGAATTGCAATGCGATTTCAGAGAAGTTGATTTCACCACGAGTTACGTTGTAAATAGAAGTATTAGCAACGTTTGGTTGGCAAGAAGCAAGGATGTATGCTTTTTCAACATTCAAGCCAGTGTTATCAGTTACAATCAATAAGAAATGGAAGATTTCAGATTGGTAACCTTTTGTAAGACCAGCATTGTCTTTACCTGTGTATTCAGGATATTTAAGCAAACCATTGTAACGTTTGAATTGAGTACGAGGGTCTTTTACGCCACGAATGAATAATTCGTTAACCTTAGTAATCAAAGAACCAGAACGTTCATAATAGTTCATGCTGAAGGAAGTACCACCTTGTTCAGTAGTTTTTGTAATAATATTGAGATCAGTGATACCATTTGTTAATTGGTTAGTTTCTGCACCGATATCTTCGATACCTTGAGCACCACGGAATTCATATTCTAAGATATGACGGTAGTTACGAATCAAAGTATCATATGTATTATTACGGCTTCTAAGAGCTGTCAAGAATTTAGGAATATCAAGACAGATCAAGAAGGAGTACCCAGTTTCGTACAAATCAAATTGTTGAAGATTTGTGAAGTCTGTTACACCACGCATCAATGTATATTTGGTTACATCGCGAGGGTCGAGGGTACTGTCAAAAATATTGCTTACGGTTTCTTTAGACATTATTTATTACCCTCCTATTAATCCAACGCAATAATCTTGAAGATCTCTGTTTGAACGAAATTACGGAATTTAACGTATAAGCAAGCATAGATAATTTTATTGGAATTATACAATGCATTGGATACGTATTCGATTTCGAAGGAAGAGAACAAGTTAGAATAACGGTTAACGATCAAGTCGTTTACGTCTTTCTTATACTTAGTCAAGTCATCACCATCAAGGAAGCTATAACGGATCTTAGGACAAAGTTCACGAATAGCTTTGATTACTTGTTGAACGGCTAGAACGTTATTGATCCAAGATAATTGAGTATATCTTGTTTGAGAAGTATACTCAGAGTTCATAGTCAATACATCACCGTTATAGAAAGATAAGTAGTTGATACGAAGATCATCTAATTCTTTGAATTGGTTAACGTATGGAGTATGTTTTGGAGCAAAGTTCAATGTGCCTTCAACATATGTATCATTAGGGATAATGATTTCATATTTTTGACCACAGAATGGACGGTTACGACCATTGATGAAGTGTTTAACAAATAAACGAGTTAAGTCATAAGTAACTGTAACAGGAATTTGTTTCTTAGTATAAGGATCATAAATTTCGTAAGAGTTCATGTATGTTGCACAATAACGATTCTTAGCGTTTTCATAATCTTTAATACGAAGTTCTTCAATGGAGTTGATGTTTAGACCCATATCACGGAAGTATACAAAGTCTTCACGGAATGCAGCTAATTGTTCAATAGCACGTTTAACTGGTTTTGGATAGTTAGCATCGAAAATACAGTCAATACGGTTATTATCCAAATCATAGATATCATCAGAGAAAGAACCGTCGAAAGCTTTGATCAACTCTGCTTCATATTCTTTAGCTTTAATAGGACGATCACCAAAGGAACCATTGGAACCATTTTGCAATCTGATACCCATTACGTTAGAAAGGTTTACACCATCAGAAACGTCTACAGCAAGGTTATTGTAATCACGACCATTCAAGTCAGTACCGAACAATACGTCAGCCATTTTGAAGTCATCATCGCCGATTAAATAACCTACGTTGTTTACGAATGCATCATATTCATCATCAAAGAACAATGCACGAAGTTGACGAGATTGCATACGGATTGCATTAGACAATGCCATATTTTTATCTTTTTCGACAACGTCTGGGTTCATTGTGAAGGAAATAGTTTCTAATGTAACACCATTTTCGATAATGTCGATGAAATAGCGCACATAGGAAACTGGATGGGAGCTAGTAGTGTCAGAATAAATACGGAAAGATTTATTAGAAGCACCACGACCATTATCAGCTAACAAGAACAATACATATTCGTCATCTTCACCGATTTCATGTTTGTGACCGAAATCGTTTTTCAAGATCTTACCGAATTTTTTAACATCATTGCCATCAGAAGCAACAGATTTCAAACGATAAGTAATTTTAACGAAGTTTTCCAATACTGGGATATTAGGAATACCGTTAGTATTAGCATCTGTTGTAAGTCTGTTAGTTGTAGGGTTAGTGAACAATGGAAGACCATTGTCATTTGTTTTTTGTTTCTTTTCGTTCTTAACTTCTGCAACTACACCAATATTTGCAAGAGTAGCATCAGTAGCAACAATACGTTTGAAAGTAACGTAGCCACCAGCATTGATAATATTTGCAGCTTGGATTAAAGGTTGACCATGTTTGGAGTAAGAAGGAGTTTTACCGTATAAATCAAAAAATTCATTACCGAAAACTTTATGTTTCCATTCTTCAGGACCTTTATCAGCAGAACTTGCGACCATGAATATCGGACGGTCAGTAGTGTCTTCTGTAATGCTCGTAAGAGATCGAATATCAGACTGATCGTCGATGATGGTAGTTACACCAGGAGCTGGCATATCGAGTTCCTCCTTTTTCATTAAATAAAAAAGTTATTAATTTTTCGAAAAACTAATAATTTGAAATCATTACAATCAATGATTATTAGTGATTCTATATATATAGAACCTAAGGATTATCATATTTCACTATAATGACTAGGACACATAGCAAAAAATGGCCCCCAGATTTAATATAATGTTATACTAGAGCCTTCTAGCTTGATTGCTAGTTCTCCCCTACTAAGATCTCTTCTAAAGGTGTTTCTTTAGGATTTTCATTGAGCATAGCAGCTAGTACAGACTCATCGAAGTCTTCAGAGATCAAAGCTGTATATGGAGAAATAAGTCTAGATACATTACGGAGCGACATGGACTTATATGCATTCATATCTTTAGAACCAGATAGTCTGAATGGAACTGTTTCATCATCTTTAGCTCTACAAGTTTCAGAAATAGCAAAGCCAAACATTTGGTTATTAATCCCATAAGAGAAACCATTGATTGCCATATTGTCGATAACCAAGTCCTGAATATCTTGATATGGAATAGTATTGATAATATATCCAAGCATAAAGAATAGATTAAGCATCTTTTCACAATTACCAACAAATTTGATAACTTTTGTAGATACAATGATTTGATCATCATCTCTATATCTAAACACTCTATAATCTTCTGGATCACTATTCGCAGTAAGTTTAAGTTTCTTAACCTTAGTAACTTCATAAGGTCTAGTAGCAAACATAGATGGGAATTTAAACATTCTTAACCCATCATTTTTACCAGTTTCGATATCTTGAACAGTATAGTTGAAAATACCCATAATATTGATATAATCGCCTTCTTGTTCTGCAATATTTCTATCGAAATACTTCTCTGGTATATAAGCTACCATTTCTTTACCCTTAGCTGAGAATAAAATAGATTCTTTCTCTTGCTTGCAGAAATAAGGAAGTTTAGCCATTAATTTTCACTACTTTCTTCTCCAATATTATAGAGAGATTTAAAATAAGGGAATGCTAGTTTATTTTCTTCAGTAAAATCTTCTGATCCGATAAAGGAATGTTTGATTGCCATCTTAGCAATAGATTCTCTTTGTTTAGGATCTGCGCCGTTATCTAAAAGATATTTAGCAATAACAAATTGACCGTGTTTCAATGCATTGTAATAAGGCCAGTTATTATAGCAGTCTACTTTAGCTCCTAGAGAGTGCAAATATTTTACAATCTCTAAATCTAGCTTAGCAGCTTCATTAAATCCTAGTTCATCTCCGACATTACCAAAGTTTTCATATAATGGTTTGATATTATGCTCATTAGCAAATTCTACAAGCATTTTTAAACCATCTAGGTTTTTACAATAAATAGCATCCATCATAATATCTTCTATACGGAAAGATCTATTAATTGTTTTATAATTATCATATACTACAGTCATTACCTTCTTGACTACAGATTTCTTTGCTTTTGGAGATTGTATAACCGCAGATAATACATCTTCATCTAAAGAAGAAGAATGAATTAGAATTAAAGAATTGATTATGGTATCTAATCCTTTATCTAATACCTCAGCCCATAAGAAAGGATTATTATAAAACTTTTTATGTTTTACAATAAAAGGTTTCTTTTCTTTAAATTCTTCAGTATTAATGTCTTTCTCCATAGAGGATTTGTAATTGTAATCTCTATAATTAATACCATGAGCTAATAGACAACTCATAAGTTGACTGTCAGTGATAAGTGCTTCACCCATATTGACTCATCTCCTATTCTAAAAATATCTATTATAAGTAAGTCAAGGAAATAGAAAATACCCTAAGGAGAATTAACTCCTTAGGGAATTATTTTAGTTATTGCAATTATCGTTGCAAATACCAGCTCTTTCTTCCCAATCAGCACTCATATTAGTACCGAAGTTATTAAAGCGTCTATCTGCAAAAAGAATTAAACCATTCTTATACATTACTTCTTCATTGTCATGGCAACCACATTGGTTTTCATAACCATCTACTGGTACATCAAATTGTTTGATAACTTTAGGCATAGAAGTATTTGTTCTACCAGCATTTTTAGCAATAGGTGTTGTATCAGCTTTAGAAGCAGTGATTACGCCTTCAGAAGTATTACCTCCAGTTGTGACGCCATTACTATAAACGCCACCTTTAATTACAGCATTTACAATAGTACGACCAACTTTAGTACCACCGATAATAGTGCCACCTACTAAAGTACCTCCAGTAGATACTAGATTACCAGTAGTTTTACCGCCTTCAATAGTAAATTGTTTACCATTGATGCAACCAGTAGCTACACCACCTTCACCAGTACCACCTTTAGTAGTACCACCAGTAGTGATATCGCCAACTGTAATACCTCCAGTAGTTACCATATCTTCACCAGTAATAACACCATTAGTCAAAATACTATTATTGATAACTGGGTTAATAATAGTACCATTAGAAGTTTTACCACCAGATACAATAGTATTGATTGCAATTACATTGGAAATAGTACCAGTAACTGTAGCTTTAGATACGATTTCTGTTTTAGGATCTTTTTCACCATCAACACTACCAGATCTTAAGATACCATTAAGGATTTGACCTTCTGTAATAGTACCATTCATGGTTTGACCATTGATAACTGTAATAGAAACCATACGGTCATTTTTACCTTGAGCTAAACCATCAACTGTATATCCATTGATTTTACCGTCAATGATAGTACCTTCAATAAGATTGCCATTTTTATCAATGATAGCATTTACTACAACAGCATCTTTAATTACTTCTGCAGTAGTTGTACCATATCTATGGATAGAATTATCAATAGTAGGATTTTGATCTGCATATTTAGAATATTCGGATACTCCTCGTAGTTGATCAGATTTGATAACAGTTCTACTAGTTGTATAATCTACAGAACTATCTACAGCTAATTTAAATAGAGTATTGTTATTACAATCATAAGTCTTATAAATATCTGTAAGCTTACCAGTAACTTGTTTTAATACCCCATCTTCTACATATTGGAATGTGTAAACCTTTCCTGCTTCTAATTCAAGAGAAACATTCATACTAGAATCGCTATATTTGATTGTAACGACTAGAGTACATTTTTGATTTACATCAACACCCAAAATCATAGAAGGGGTACATTGGCAACAAGCAATATTTAAAGGACCATCAGCTCTATATAAACCACTCATCTGACCAGGAGTGATATTAGAATTCTTTGTAGTAGTATAGTCAGAGCAACATCTTCCACCAACTGTTCCGCCATTATATGCTGGAGTTGGATCAAATACATGATTGATATCATAGCAATCATTGCTGCTAGAGACAACAGTGTATTGATTTTTAGAATTGCAAGATTTGCATTCAGGCATTTGCTTTTACCTCCTTTAGAAATTAGTATTATAAAGATGTGAACACACAAGAAGATGGATAAGGGAAATTAATCCCTTATCCATGTAGTTTATTGATCAATTCGTTGAACCGTAGCATTTGTTGCTTCTTGTAGTGGGGTATCCTTGATATCCTCTACATTAGCTGTAATTTCTTTAGCTCTTGCTTCTAATTCTTCCTTAGTAGGAGGATTTGTAGCACTATAAACCAATACCAACAATTTAAAGAACTCTCTAATTTGATTATTAACTTCTGGATATTCATCGACTTGTTTTTGAGTCATATAGGACCAGATAGAGATATTCTTCATAAGCATCATAATAAAGAAATTAGTACAAGCATCAAATGGAGATACTTTTCTAGCTACTTTAGATAATACAATAGAGAATAGAGCTCCAAAGTCATATTTCTTTTCAGCTCCATCTTTTAATCTAAATCCAAAGTGAACTAATACTGCATCAGCTAATTCTGGTAAGAATGCATTGAATTCAAATCCAGATTTATTTCTAGCAGTATATAGATCTTCAATAGATCTTCTTAATCTAACTTCATTATTATAGATCTTCAAGATATTAGTTTTCAAAGCATTAATAAAGATTGCAGGATATGCTTGAGAAGTAAAGTTAGCCATCTTATATGCTAGATATACTTTATTGATAAGCTTTTTGGTTTCATCATTATCTTTATCAGCTTCAGCTTTGAGCTCTTCTACCATAAGATCTCTTTTCTTAAGATCTTTATCTTCATAATAAATATCAAAGATCTTTTGAATATATTTAGCATTTAATTTTGTATGCTTAAAGAATAGAGATCCAGAAATATCGTATTTACCTTTGAATAGAGGTTCATTTAGCTCTTCATCTAATTCAGCCTCTAATTCTTTAATAGTACGATTCATTTCTTCAGTTTCGTTTTCAAGAATTTCAGATGGTTTCAAGATTGTTTCTTCAGTCATAAAATCCTCCAAGTATTAACCCATAGTAGCTGCAACTTTGGGATCGAGGGCTTCGAAATAATCTTGTTGCATTTTTAATCTAACTAATGTGATGATATCACCACGAAGAATGTCATTATTAATCAATTGATTATATAATATGAATAATGGAATACCATTAGTAATTTGAGATAAGAATAAATTAACAATATTAAAATCATTACCATATGCATAACTGTATACAGTACTATCATTAACTTCCATATTCTTAATATAAGATAGCACCAATGGTAGATTTGCAGTAATAACTAATAAAGCATTATCTTGACCAAATACAGCTTTACCATAATTAGAGCTCATATCTTTATTTAGTTTCAATTGCTCTAGATTGAAAGTAGAATAAATATTATCTCTTTCTTCATATAAGAATCTAGAGAAGAAGGATACTAAGTAATTATTGAAATTGGATACGAAGAAATCATAAATAAACATTGCTGCCAAATATAGATCTGTATCTTCATTTTCAATAAATTGGAATCCATATTTTTTAGAAACGGATGAAATCACATCTCTATACATTTCTTTCTCTTTAGCAGAGATTTGCTCTTGGTCATATGGGTAAGTAGTATAGAGTTGTTGGAAAGTTTGTTTAAAAGCTTTTACGATATTTGGTTTAGGCAAAGTATCAAAGCGATTAAACATTTGAGTCAAAGTGTCTTCTATAACATTCATAGCATAATCGCTATCAAATTGTACTAGAATACTAGCTAACTGATTATCAGATTGAAGCTCGTATTCTCTGTTGTTCATAAGGAAATCTAACATTAGGCGGTACCTCGGTTATAACGACGAAAAGTTTACAAAGTTCTTATCTATTTGTAACCAGTAGCTTAATTTTTTATATTGAAGAATGTAGATATTACGCCATTTGTCGATAGGTTAGTTTATATCTAGATCTAACCAATTTATCATTATCATCAGTTTTGAATGTGAAATAACTTCTCCCTGTTACTATTTTAAAGAAATAGTAGAAGTCATCCATAAGATCATAACCATATTTATTATTAATATCATTTTGCAGTATTGTAGAAACGGCATGATGGAAACTAATAACCCAATATTGCATATCTTCAAATTGTTTTGCAGTTTTTTGAATATTTAGGAATCCCAATCCTAATAGTATTCTAAATTGAATAAGTTCTAATAGAGAGGCAGATTCTTTTGATTCTAATTCATCCGCTAACTCTTCTTTATCAATATAAAGATCTTTAGTATTAGAATCTACAATGACTCCTTTCATTTCGCAATAATGATGGTTGTCATCATATATATCTTCTAATTCAAATTTTTCTAAAAACTTTATATTTTTAAATGAAGTTTTATAAGATTTTACCAATTCTGAGTTTAAGACCTCATCTACTATATTATCTAACGACTTACTCATTTTATTGTATTAACTCCTCTTATCATAACTCTTATTATATTTTTAATCTTAGCTCTATTGTAATCCGTTATCTTCTCTATTGTTTTCATAATAAAGATCACGCTCTCCAGCGTTCATAAGATTATAAATAGAGCCTTGGGACATTTCATCTTCATCTTTATTAAAGTCTAAGAAAACAGATGTAGGAAGGTTGTTGTTATTTGATGCCATAGAATATTCATCATCAATAGATACATCATCTGGATTGATTTTGTATTTTCTAGCATATGCTTCTCTTACAACTGGATTTTGAAGCATTTCCCTTAAGAGTGCAGTTTCTTGCTTACGCTGTTTCATCATATATTCCCCGAATAATGTGTCTACAGCTTTCTGCATTTCTCCCATTTGTTTTTGTACTTCACTACCTCTATCATCATCAGATCTATTTATATATTCGATCTCTTGAGTGATATCAGTCATATTCTCATCAATACCCATATCGAGAATTTCATCAATATCATCTTCTGTTTTGATAGAGCTTTTTTCTATACCAAATAATTCTCTTAAGTTTTTACCTTCATACCATACATACAAACCTACAAGGTATGAGAATATTTGGTCATCGTGTGTTAAAGCAGAGTGTTCAATCTTACCATTACGTTTTACTTCCAAACCACGCATTTCTTGATAAATGCTTGGGGAGATAAATTTATCTTTATGATAAGTAACACGTTCTCTTAATATTTCTATTAATAGATCACGAACGTTGTTTGTAGATGTGAGACCATATACCTTAGTCTTACGTTTATTTCTGATAATACGATTTCCATCAGTAGTTTCTTCTAGAACTCTATCTTTAATTTCATAATAAAGATTTTTCTTTACTGGAGTTTCCAATAATTTACCAATTACCGAGAGTCCGTAACCGTTGTCTTTTGATATTGACGCAACTCAATATCAGATGGTCAATTCCATCCACCCCCATTACAAGGCGTGACGAGATCATATGTCGTCCCTATTTCCGATATAGGGCCAGGATTTTTCTTCCACCATTAGCTTGTGGTTCTACGCCCCCGCCAGGGGCTGATCGTTGAACGTATATCTACTAAATAGATATTTCGCTGCTAAACTAGGCCATTTGCAAACTTTTTAAACCATCACGATTATCATCACTGATTGCGTTGTGGTATTGCAACTCTTAACAGCCTTTTCTAAGCAATTAACTCTGTAGGAATATAAGGATTACTCCTTATACTGTGCTTACTTACACCATTTCTTTCGACGTTTACTACTGCATTAGGCATCATATTAGTTACTAAATATTGAACTACTCTAGCAAGTTCTATATTAGAAATTGTATTACATTTTAAATCGGCAAATACTCTAGTTGTTTTAGAGTCTATACAAGTAATACAGGAACTATCTTTAGATACACCACCAGATGGATCGACACCAATAATTGGTGGGTATTTAGGAACTAAGTTAGACTTTAATGGGATTTCTTCATAAATATTGAATTGATATTTGCCAAAGATAAGAAGTGTCTTCTTAGGTTCTTTACAATATTTACGAATACCATCTAATTCATCTTTAGTGAATGGGTTATTTTCAGATTCATCAGACCATTCAAGAAGAATTTCACGACGAATAAGAGGCCAGTCCCATTCAAGTTCTTTACATTGTCTTTCAAACCATTCTTCAGTATAACCAAGTTGTTGGTAGGTGAATTGAATATGAATAAAGCTTGATAGTTTATTAGCATCTACAATTTCCCGTAATTGTGGATATGTAAGATCATACCATTGTTCGCTAAACTTAGAAGCATTGTTTAATACTGTATAAGCATATTTACCTTCATCATTAGTTAAGAAGCCAGGAGTTGTAGTATATACTACACCATAAGGCACATTATTTTGTTTAGCAATTTCAATGGCCTTACTCATCGCTGGTCTCATATTACCATAGATGGTTTTCATGAATGGAATAAATGCAAATTCGTCAGCCCATAAGAGAGGGAACGTTTGACCCCGAAGCAAATTAGCTGCAGCCATTTCATTTCTGGCTTTGGCATAAGTTTTAATATTATTTCGATTGATCGCATTTTCCATATAAACTTGAGTACTTTGTACTTGTTTCTTACGAGTACCATCCATTGTAAATTTAGAATCGAATCTAAGATAAGATGGAAGCAAGTCACGAATATTTCTAATACGAGATAAGTTCAGACGACAGTCTTTAGCTTCTTTGTTTAGAAGTGAGATTTGAGTATTCTGTGTTCTAAAGTTATAAACGTATGTATAAAGAACAGCAGTACCGATAGTCTTACCAGTCTGACGAGGCTGTAATAATAGACAGTCAAAGTTCATGATTGCCATATATAAGAATGCCATATTACCACGGTTCAATAAGAACTTCGATGGTTCACCAGATGATGGGATTCGTACTACTTCTCTAAGATAATACCAGAAGTTATTTCTAACTTCTGCTAATACTTTCATTTTATAAACGGTACTTAAATTAGGATCATGAGGATCAATATTAGCCAAGTCTGGATCTAATAGTGCTAGCATAAATCTATGATTTTTAATACCTATAGATTTGAGATAGTTACTCATCTCTATAAAGGTTTGATTAGTTGTTGATCTATGATAATAAACCCTCTGCCCTTGATTCTCGACCATTCTAATTTCATTTGAAGGCATGATTGAAAATAGTCCTCCTTTTACTAGAAACTAATCTTAAAAGCAGATTATTATGTAAATGTCGCAGTTTATAAAATTAGATTTAAACGTATACTATAGTAATGAATATATTTATACCATAGGAGGAATAAATGGAAACAGTATATTTACAAGTGGTGGATTATGCATATAGGGATTTGTTATCTCGTATATTTGGGTCTGATAATCAAATGCTTGAAATGTATCATACTTTATTTTTAGTAATATTCTTAATTATCTTTGCTAATAAAGGTATGAATTTTCTTTTAAGAAGAAATCATATAATATCTAAGATTATATCTTATTTACTTTATTTTATAATCATAATGATAGACGTGTGTTTAATTTTGGGGTTATATTAAAATGAAAGAATCTTTTTATACTAAAAGCTGTGAGTTTGCAGTAAAAGCTTTTAATTATTTGAATACTAGAGTCAATAGAACCAGAATACCATTTTTCCAATTAGATACATCTCCCAATAATTCCAGTATGGGTCATGTGGTAAATGGAGTAATGACTCTAAATATTCATAATATTTTAGAATTGGCAAAAAATAATGATAAGTACGATTGGCCTAATATTAAAGGTCTTATTATACTTACGATAGTCCATGAGCTATCTCATATCAATCAAAATATAGATTATGATAGATTTAGTAAAGATGACGCATATCGTGATAAGATAGAGATGGAAAATCATTATAATGCTTTGAATTTTATTCTTAATAGAGAGGAAGAATTACATGGAGTTTTTGGAGATTACAGTGATGATATTTGTTTGGATCTTGAGCTAACACAGCAATGCTTAGAAAATCCACAGTATAAGAATTCTTATAAAATGAGAAATACAGATACAGTTGCTATGATTACAATGGTAAATATGTTTAGCAATGTATCTAAAGCAGAAAGATCTAGGATCTATACTTTGATGATGAATGCTATTAGAGTAATAGTTCATTATAGAGAAACAAAAGAAGGGCCTATATTATTTTCTGATATAGTAAAAGATGAACGTGGTATCTGGTATACTTATAAGATATTTAATATAGTAAAGTTCTTATACAAACTTCCAGCATATAATGCATTGATTATGGCAGAAGGTGGAACTGATCTAGTATTTTATATGACCAGAGAAGAATCATCTACTCCTATATCTGAGAATGCTGGACAATATGTAGCAAATATTATTAATCCACAATAAGAGTAGGGTATAGGCTTCATGCCTATACCCTTATTTTTTTTAATTTTCTTTTTTAAGATTGATAAATAATTCACACCAGTTTTCTAGTGTAAGATCTACTAATTCTAATATATCTTCTTTTTTGTATTTGTCTGCAAATTCATAATCTTTATCAATATATTCTATTACTGATTGATAAATGCGTTCAAATAATTTATCGTATAAATCATCATCTATCGACCCTTTATTACCTTCAAATAAAACAGTCGAATAGAAATTTTTAAAATCTTTTGTATCCATTATAGCTGATACAGATTTACCATCTAGACTTCCATAAACATTTCTAATTGTTTTTAGTCCATTTTCATCTAACGTTAAATTCTTATCTTGGTATTCAAAATAAATTGTAAAGATATTAAATAATGTGGCTCTTATAACTTCATTTACGAATGCCTCATATACTTTATCTTCTCTTTTTCTTTCATACTCAGAAACACTACATTGATCAAATAGCCTGCATACAATTCTGTTTCTAATAGACTTGCAACTACTGATAGTTTTCTTATATAAAATTCTTGTAACTCTCCAAGTATTAATTGTGTATTTAAGTTCTTTTTTTATAAAACCTAAATTTGTATGACTTCTTAAAAGAGTATAATAAGTTAGTACAGATACAATACAGATTACATATACTGCTGCAATCAAGAATAATTTGTCTGAAGATATAACGTCAGACTCAGAACCTATAGATATAAAATAATGGTTTAGAATATATGGAGTAAATGCACCTAAAATTATAGTGCCGATAATAACCCCAAAATATGTAGCCTGTAATCTCCACCTGTACATCAAATGAGCTAATATAATACTAGCCAAATCTTTTTTTAGTTTGAAGCTAATTATAATATCTTTCATAGTATAGCCTATCCTTGTATAAGATTCTTTACTCTCCGTTTTAAGAAATCTTGCACATAGCTATAGAATTCATCCTCTTCAAACATACTAGGGATATTATCGCTTGCTGAATATTTTGCTAAGAAGATTTTTTGATAAGTTGATCTAAAATGAGCTCTATCAAAGAGATTATATCTATCATCCATATCTTTTCTATCAACGCCTAAGATACAATCAAATAGGTCATTATAAATTTTATTTGAGCTTAATACATTCTCAAATTTATCATTTACCTCTTGACCATCATCAGATTTGCGTCTGACGATGCAATGTTTTCTTAACATACCAATTCCAGGCGATAATAAATAAACCTTGTCTGGGAAAACATTTAACCCACAATATATTGAGGAGAATTCATCTATTTCTAAGAACAATTTTCTAAAAGGAACACCTAAATCCTTATACCCAGATTTAGTACAATTTAATGGTTGGGTTAAGCATAGGTGATTAATAGCAGAATCAAATATTTTGCCTTTGTTCATAATATTATATACCAAAGTGGATAATAGCCATCTATCAAGAATAATAATAATCTTTTCATTCTCCAATTTAGGAGCAATGATATTGTTAAAAGTATCCCTCATATTTATAATCATCAAACTTTGAAGAATATCGGTAGGATAATTTTCAATGGTTAAAAGCTCTCTGATCTTTTTATATATCTCGCTACCATCATTATATGGAAGAGATAAAGTCATAGCAGTATAACCATCGAATTCTTCAGGATGATCGTTTATATAATCAGAAAGCTTTTTACATGTTGTAGTCTTACCAGAACCATCGGTTCCCTCTACAACAATTAGTTTACCTAAGTGATTATTACTTGAAAACATATATACCCTCCTTTGGATATTATTAAAGTGTTGTTTTAAATTGTCGCAAGAATAAAGAGTATACCAGTTAAGGTATACTCTTCTGTCTTTGTTATTATTAGAAATAATCAGCAACGCCATTCAAGATTTCATTTTGAATAGCTTCTTCCAAGGACAACACGATTCTATCACCATTTTTCAATTGCATAGATACTGTACGGCCATCTTCATTTAGATTGATTCCATTATATAAGCAATCAAATGTTTCCAATACTGTTTTGATATTAGCAGATTCGGAAATTAAGAAAGAATTGATTTGAGATTGAGTCAATGGTACCAAAATTTCAGAAGATTCTGCAAGGTTACCATATTTAGCAATATTATTAATTTCTTCACTACGACGGAATAATTCAGAAGTAGGATTAATCTTATAATACTTCATATCACCATATTGACCAACAGATTCTGTTGTTACGATAGAAGTAGTATATGCTTTAGAATGAGAAGGGAAATATACACGGTCATATGTAATGATTTGCATACCCTTTACAGTCATTCTACCATTTTCGTTTGCTAAAGAACCAACAGCTCTAAGAGAGAAAGAAGGTTTTTGACCATCTCTCAAATCATCATTGAAAGATCTGCCAAGATCATTATTAGTACCACGGAAATGAGCTTTTACAAAATTACCGTCCATCCAAAGTTTAGTATACCATACTTGTTCTAAAGTTGGGTCGATTTTACTTTGACGTGCAAGAGTTGCATCAGATGGATGACCTGCTTCACCTTTAAAATTACCAGTTTCTACTAGTTCTCTAGTTCTATCAGAGTTGATACCTTTTTCCAATTCATCTGTTGGATAGTATCTTCTATTACGATTTACTTCATCACCTTCTTGAAGTACACCTTCAGCGATGATAAATCCATTTTTATTTACTTCTTTAACAGTAAATTCTACATTAGCTCTAGTTTCTTCACAGATAATAGAACCTACAAGATTATTTGTATCCAATTATTTTTCACCTACTCTTTAATTCATTATGTATAGAAATTACCTATATGTTTCCCATATACCTATAAGCAGTAAGATAAGAGTAGATCTTAGTGATCTACTCTTTATTCTTATTTATTTTTGTGGGATTTTTCTTTTTTAGGAGAAGCTTCATTATTTTCCACTTCTACAGAACCAGTTACATCAGCTTGTTCTAAAGATTCTTTTTGTTGTTCTTCCACTTGAGGTTTTACTTCCTCTTTTTTAGGTTCAACAACTGCAGCTTCGGAACTATGACCTGTAACAGTTTCAACGATAGGTTCAGAATATCCTTCTGTAATAGCTTTAGCAGTTTGGATATTTGGGAACTTAGATGGACCGTTGTATGTATTGTAGTTATCAAATCCCAATGGAACTGTAATACCACCAGCTAATACTTCTTCAACTTTCGCTTTATATTCTAAACAGATAGCGATATCTTCATCACGAAGAATAACAAGATTGCAAGTACCTGTAAAGCGAACTCCATTAATAGAGAATGCTTTATCGCAGTATACGTTAACTAATTTTTTAACCATTTACTATTACCCTCCTAAGGTATATAAGAGAATTAGATTATTAATTAATCGTCATCCTCATCATCTTCATCATCGTCATCCTCTGAATCTTTTTCATCTTTGTCATCGGATTTAGAATCTTTTTCTTTTTCATCGTCGTCATCAGAGTCCTTATCGTCCTCATCATCGTCGCTTTCTTCATCCTCATCATCTTCATCGTCCTCGTCGTCGTCATCCTCATCTTCGTCATCATCTTCATCGAAGTCGTCTTCTTCGTCTTCATCATCTTCAGAATCGGAATCAGAATCTTCTTCCTCTTCTTCATCTGTATCAGATTTTTTATCATCAACGATATCGACTAAGATTGTATCACCAGCATATTCGCCTTTAAGGATTTCTTCTTCAGCTTCTGTTTCTTCATCGATAATCGCATCGATTACAGACATAACAGCATCTTCATGTAAATCTTCATCAAATTTACCTTCTACCATGATATCAACGTTTAGGTTATCTAAAGCCATCTTTTATACCTCGCTTATTATCTTATTCATTAAAATTAGTAATAGGTTGTGGGAAAAGCATGTTTTGATCTTCATCATACTCTTGAGCTTCTTCATCCCATCCACACATGAAATCAATAGTGGAACCATCGATATCATTATCACCAATCATCATATCTTCTAATAGATCTTTTTTAATATCATTTGCAATGATTTCATCTACTGGTCTAGACATTAGTATCCTCCTATATTATATTCTTTTTAATCCATTACTACTAATGTAGGAAATATCAATTATTTGCCTTCTAAATAAGATTTACCATTAGTATTGCAAGAATTATCGTCTAAGTATTTTTGATAATCAGGACTGCTTGCTCCAGCATTAGGAGTATCTCCATTTGGTTTACCACCAGATTGTAATCCAGTCATATAAGATCTTAGCATATATAAAATCATAGGAATTTCATAATAAAGATCTTTAGTAAAGTAGTAATCTTTGCATTCCAAACTTTCCAAATCTTCTAAATTTAGATTGAATGGGTCTGCAGTCTTATTCATATAATTGATAATAATATTCTTATAGAAATCTTTCTTATCTTCTGTATAAGGATTATTATTTACAATTCTATCAAATAAATCCATACTAATCCAATTGATAGGATCTGCATTGAATTTATTTCTTAGATTAATAGATAACTCCCAATACTCTTCCATACGATCTACTAATAAACTATTAGGATCATGAACTGGAACTGGATAGCAGCTATTTAGATGCATCTTAGGATTTACATTTTCAATATCTCTAAAGATTGTTCTAGAGTATTCTATAGCGAATGTATCTGGTTTATGAACTGCTTGAGAGATATATAAATAGAAATCGTCACTTTCAGAGAAAATTCCTGTTCTAATTAGGAACTCTATCAAATAAGGATCATAGATAAACATTCCTAAATAACCATATACAAAGGTTTGAATATTGCCTTTATAGAATAGATTAATATAGAATGATTTGAGCATAGTATATGCATCTCTAACTCTATCTAATAACTGAGCATCGTCAGATAAAAGCATTGGAGAAAGATTAGTGCCTACATTACCAGGCATATATTCAAATTCATTTACAAGAAGTTTACCATTAAGGAAACCATAAGATCTTTCACTAGAAGTTTCTAGATTATATCTAATCTTATAGAAGTTAGCTCCAGATTCTAATGTATCTGGACTGCAAGAGTTTACTCTAAATAATAGAGTATTATCTCTAAGATAAGTAATCATAAAATAATCATCAACACAAGGGATGATTGTATTAGGAAGAATAATTGCTTCCCCTTCAATAGGAGATTCTGGACCGAATTCTCCTCTTTGAAGATCTATCATCATTCTTTCTATACCATAGATTTGGAAGTTTTTGATTTTATTATATCTTAGAGGTGTATTCTCCCCTAGTTGATGATATACTTCTTTATCACCTTGGTCTAAGGTAGAGTGTTTATCATTTATATTCCAATAAGTTACTGTTGTAGGTTTCTTATCAGTAAATAAATAATAGGGGTTATTTGCTAAACGATTCTGTAAACCTGTTACAAGGCTTTCGGTAGTTTTTCTATAATTCGTATTAGTAAAACTTCCCATACTATATTTCACCTCCGAATAAGTAAATACAAGATTATATTGATGTGAACTTAGTACCATTAAACAAAAAAGAATACGGAATCCCATAATAGGATTCCGTTATTAATTATATCATTTCGCTAATATTTTCAATGTAGGATGAGATCACTAATTTAGATTCTTCTCGTAATTCTTCTACAGATTTACTCTCATCTAATAATATACCACAATTCTTAGTATATTTATCATATAACTTATAGAGCTTTGTCTTTTTGTCTACCCAAGAAGATAATCCATTCTTATCAGAGTCTTGTTCTATTAGATTTTTGGCTTTACCTGTTATACTAAACAAAGCAGCAGAAGTTAGCCTAGCAATATTATGCTTCTTAACTGCATCACTTTTAGAAGTATTCATAGAGTTTACCTCCATATCTTTTAAAGAAATATCTCTTCTTTAAATCAGTAATATCTTTCTTCTTATATTTTTATTAGCAATTAGTTTATAGAGTCATAAAAAATAATGATAGGATAAACAAATATATAGTATAGAGTGTGTATATGTAATAAATATATTTAACCCTAAAGATAACAACTACTTTGTTTAGCTTTTGTTTATTCCTTACCATATTATCAAATCTACTGGCTTATGATTTGACATGGTTAACCTCTTAAAAATAATAAACATAACTCTTTTTATTTATTTTCTATAAAACTATACTAACGGCATGAGAAAATAAGACTTCATTTTAAAAAAGTATTTACAACTTTTCCTTTCTTGTAAATAACACATATAACACTATAACGCGTTTGCCGTAGTCACGAGCATAACGTTTATTACATATACCCCTATACTGAATGCTCCTTATCTTTATATAAGATAAAAAAAATACACGCACTACAAAAAACAAACACACAGGGATAAGGTCTAAGACCTTATCCCACCCTCTGTGTTAAATATAAAGTCTTACCCAAATGTTTCTAATTAGTTAAATACCTTAAATCCTGGATGGTTTACACCCTTTAATTTATTAGATATAGGATTTGTATA